CTTAGGAGTAAAAAATATACTCTCTATAGTATATAACGTTTGAAAGTGCGGTTTTGTAAACCTTGGATTTGTCCGCTAATGCGGACTTTCTTAGAAAAACGTGCGGACTAGACAACAGGCCCCCCCCAGTTAGAGGCTGGGTTGGGCTGTACGGTCGGGTGTCCACCCGTACAGCCAGGGGCACGATGCCGCACTAGTACCGTACATTGGCCGTACGGGGGTTTTGTAAGCGTAAGTGGCGACAAGGTTCCCCCTACGGGGGAGAGACAATCCCTTTATATAAGCCGAAAATAAGCCCGAATGGTTGTGTTGGGTTGGTGTCTGAGAGTGATTAATTTATTCGCACAGTACTACCTGAAAGGGGGGCATGGGGCCTCGTATATATAGGGAAGCAGAGGAGGATGGGTTGAAGATCTAGAGTTCGCATCACACCACTCCAGCATTCATGCATCATGCAGCCATTCAATAGCCTACTGTTATCACCACTAGAGTAAACAGAACTATGCGCAACATAAAACAGAGTCCCCACACTTTGGGCCGAGGGACGGGCACCCTGCCCCTCCCCACACACAGGGCGAGACCCGCCCGGGAAGGTAGGACAAGATGGCACGCATGACCCTCGCATCCCTCGCGGAGAGGATCGAGCAGACGGACGCCACGCTGGACAAGGTGGCGAGCATGCTGGAGAAGCTTGCGACCGGTGGGGACACTCCTGCACCGAAGCGCCAGGCGAAGACCGTCCCTGCGAAGCGCGCTGCGGCCGCAAAGCACATCGGTCGGCAGTCTCCCTTCTCCGCCGGGGCCGTCTCCCGGCTAGGACTGCCTCACCGCGTCGGCGAGACGTTCGTCTACCAGGGGAAGCGCGGTCGCTCCACGTGGCAGGTCATCGAGTCGAACGCGAACGGCTCGATCCTGGCCGAGCGCGTCAAGTAGCACCAGCGTCACCGCTTCACCCTAGGAGGCCCGCTTCGGCGGGCCTTCTTTTTTGCCCTCGCATCGGCTGCACGGTTGAAGAGTCTCGCCAGGTTGCACCACCCTGGTCGTCCCTTTGGGACGAGCCTGAGAGCCACGCTAAGAGCCTCCGAGCCCCCAGCCCTACCCTGGACTACCCCCCAGCTACCGGGGCCTTAGAACGGCTTAGAGCGCCGATGCCCCTGTGCGTCCCTGTAAGCGCTCCTAAGCGCCTGCAAGCTTGAACCCCTACCGGGATAGGGTCAGAACGGCAGAGGGCCTTAGAGCCGCCCCTGGTCGCTCGGGTACGCGCTTATGCGACTAGTCGAATAGGGTGCTGCCCCCGTTCCATTCCCTACTACTATGGGGGTGCGCATTTATCGTCTCCAAGACACCGCGTGTGCGAATTCTGCTATCCTGCCTTCGAGTCACGGCGTAAGCGAGGTATACGCACCCTATCGTGCGCGTGCGCTAGCCTACACGCGGGGCTTGCAACGTTTCGCATTACGGCAACGATTGCGACACCAAATCCGGCACAAAAACCCGCGATTTGCGGGGATTATTGCGATTGCGTTAACGAGTTTGTCGGCCCCGAAAATTCGGGTACACTTTGACGGCGCACATCCCCGGCCGGATCCCTTGATAGCAAGGGCGGCGACGAGGGACAGCGCCCCTTCGGTAGTCGAGCTACCGATTGAGGATATAGGGCCGGGATGGCTCTTAGAGGCCATAATGACCCGGCGGCGACAGCAGACTCTACTAGGCCACCTATCACCGTCCAAGGTGTTGTAGGTAACGGAGATTATGCTCCGGTGGAAAGTGTACGAGTACCTCGAATGAGGGTCGCCCCGCTAGGTAACTAGCTCCGGATCCGTACAGCGTGCACCTCGCTGTGCGGTGCTCTACGCGCTTATGGCGCTTGTAAGGTGCTGCATCGGTGGTCAGCGCGACCCTGGTTTGATCCTTTGGATCAAAGCGGCTTCCCCGTAGGGGGAAGCCTGGTATCTGCCTAGGGCGCTCAGAGGCTCAGTGATCCCACCACCATGGTGGCTACAGCGTACGAGCCTAGCCGGAAGGGCCTAAGAGATACTAAGCCTAACGCTGGCATTACCGCACCGATGCACCTAAACCGTAGCTTTATTTAGAGCTCGGGGGAGCGCAGGTATCCAGACTGCAATCCTCGCTCCCCTGGGCTCGCTTTTTTGTGCTGCTCCATGCCCGCAATCCCGTGGGCATGGTCGAGCACATAGGAGGTAAGCCATGCACGCCATTCTCGCTGTCCTAGTTAGCTTCATGAGCCTTGGGACGGCTGGGAAGAACATCCAACAGCTGCCGCCGGAGGACAAGATTGACCAGATGGCTTCCTTGGTAGCTGGCAAGCCCGTTGATGCTCGGTGCTACACCGACTCAACAGAGTGGGCCACAGTGCAGGCGGAGTACAACTTCACCTACGGCGACCAGTTATACGGGTTCGCCTTCTCGCCTAGTGAGGAAATCTGGCTAGGCCCTAAGGTCTGCCAGTACCTCATGCTAGGTATCCCGAACGGCGGGGCTCTGATGATCCTCGCTCACGAAGCTGCCCATGCCCGTGGAGTATCTGACGAAGCGTGGGCTAACTGCTGGGGACGGGCCTGGGTAGCTGACCTAGCTCGTCGGTACTACGGTATTCGGTTCTTCACGAAGGCGTGGCGCAAGTTGGAGCGCGAAGCGGCAGCTATGTCTGCCACCAATCCGCCCGAGTATCGAGCCTACGGCTGCTGATGGCAGCCCTCACAAGGAGAGAACATGAAGAAGCGTATTCGCGACCTGTGGGTTGCTGCACTTCGCAGTGGGAAGTACAAGCGGGGGCAGGGCTATCTTCGCCCCTCGGAAGACACCTACTGCTGCCTAGGAGTTCTGTCCGACCTTTACCTGGAAGAGCAGCCGGGGGAATGGGTTTTGTACTGTGTGGAAGGGGGTCGGTGGAACCTGAAGTTGGGTAATCGTGAGGAAGACCTGGGTTGTGGCCTACTGCCAAAGAGGATTCTTAGGTGGGCTGGAGTTACTCGCGGCGAGCTTGAAATCTTCGAGAAGGTGCTTCCGGACATGAACGACGAGGGGTGCTCCCCTTGCGATTCGTATGACTTCAACACTATTGCCGACCACATCGAAAGGAATCTGTAATTGGATCCAAACACGTTGTACGTACTACTCAAGGACATGCGCCAGGCAGAGCCAAATGGGCAGCCCTTTAGCGGCGTCCCGGACTCTGAGGAAGCCTATGTAGTGGCCTACGAAGGGCCGGACTATGGGCGGTACCTACGTGCCGTCAAGGAAGCAATGAGCTGGATGGATACCGGGGGTAGCTACCGGCCCGGTGACGAGGGAACGTTGTTGGAAATCCGGGTCGTTCAGAGCTTCCGTAAGGGAGATGACGGCGTGGTGAGTTCTTTGGGCGTATGGGGAACCCACGCCAACTCCAATCCCGAGGTCTATGTCCCGACAGAGGATATCCCAGCACGCGACGAGTACTCCCGGTGCTGTAGCGGATGTAGCTGCGCATGAACAAGAACATGCGCAAGTGGATCAAAGCCCTGCGCAGCGGGGAGTATAAGCAGGGATGCGGAGCACTCCGACCCAGCAAAGATAAGTTTTGTTGTCTGGGGGTTTTGTGCGACGTATATCGGAAAGAAAGTAAGCAGGGGGGCTGGGTTACTCCCGGTGACGGCGTGCCCATGGCCTTTTGTGCTACCGATGCCAGCCGGCCGGTTCGGGGGGGCCTGCCGGGTCTCGTCGTGGAGTGGGTCGGTGGCCTATCGGCTCGCGACGAAAAGTACCTATCAATGAAGAACGACACCTTTGGAGAAGGCGGACTCTCCTTCAGTGGTATAGCAGACTACCTCGAAAAGGAGTACAAGTGATGCCTACACGCCTCATTCATACCCGTGGTCAGAACGCCATTCATCGCCCCGGGCATCGCCCGTTCCACCGCACCATCAGCGACTCCCTGAATCAGCGGGCCTTGGTTCGTTCCGATGTCGCGCATACGAGGCACGAGCTGGAATCCCTCCGCGAGATGCGGACACAGAGGTATCGGGGGCGGGAGGCATGAATCAGGAAGCCGAGAGTATTCACGACCTATTCCAGCGTGTCCGGGAGCATCCGGACTTCGTGTTCGGGACGATCTTCGTGAAGGATGACTTCCCAAACGAAGAGGTGCGCTGGGCGAAGTGGTTCAGCGCACAAGCAGCAGATAAAGACCTAAATGAGCGTGGCCAGGAGTACATCCTAGAGAATAACTACCTTCTGGCCAAGCAGGTCGCGGAGGAAACACCATGACACACGGTTTCCTCAATGCCGGCACTATTGAAGCCGCGCACAGTGAGTACCTGAACAAGCACTGGAACAAGCCCCCGGTGCAGAAGAAGTGGGGCAAGCGCAAGCCGAGCCTAAAGCAGTTCGTATCTAGGTTCGGGAAGTCGTGGGAGGCGCGTCAGCGGCAGCTCAAGCTCGAAGACAAGGCCACCATGACTACGGCCCTTGTGGTGCAGGACAAGCGGGTCGATCATATCCAGCGCATCTCGGAGGTAATAGATCAGTTGCAAGAAAAGGCTGCGTTTCTCGCCCTGGCTGACGACCAGGTAGCGCCTGAGCCTCCTAAGACCCCGCCAGTCAAGGTAGAGGAGGATGGACTCCCGACCCATGGGCAGGTGGTGTTCTTGATGAATCGTGCCAGGGATCTGCATGAGGATCGCTGTGTTGTGCCGGTGACCAGGGGCAAGGCTTCGGAGCTTATTGCGAAGATCCAGGGCGGTACCTCATACCACGCTGCCTGCGTGGAGCTGTTTAGAAAATGACTAAGAGAGACAGCAAAGATGACTCGCCTATGAGGAAGCGGATCAAGGCGCTTAGACATCCGGAGGATGCAGGAGAAGATGTATAGCCGATACTTCCCTCGTCGTCTTTCTACCTTCTATCGTTACCTGGTTTGGCTCCCTGAGTTGGAAAGCGGAGAGCCAGTACCCTACGTAGCGTACTTCAGCCTGAACTGATGCCGACTCTTACGTCCATTAGTAGGCTTCCCGACAGCTTCCAGGCTATCGACGAGAGCACCGCAAGCCTGCGAGAGCTGAATATCTCCGCTGTTGAGTTGCGTCGGCGGTACCTCGAACTGCGCGATTGGGCGAACGCGAACGGCCTTGCACTTAGGCCTACCGCTATCGGGAATCTCTCCCCCACATCGTACCTGACCTTCTTGGTATGGAGTACGTGGGCGTTCGAGCCGTCTGATAGCCCGAACAACGATCGTTGGTTCTCCGAGGTCGAGCCGCAGTGTCTCAGTTGCGAGGTGCCAGCCCCGCTCGGGGCATGTCCAGGGTGTCTCAGGGTAACAGCATGTGAGAATTGCCACGTCTTTGGTCTGGCCTTGTCAGAGGACGGTTATTGTGCCAACTGCTTTCGTGCCTGCGAAGTAGAGGGCTGTAATACTCTTCTCGCCGTAGGGAGTCGGTTCACCCTGTGTGAGAGCTGCGCTCCACGGGAGCGCTGTTCGGGATGTGCCCAGGAGTTTTTGGAAGACGAGCTCCAGGAATCTTCAGAAGGCGGGGGGCGCTATTGCACCACCTGTATAGGCCGCATATGTCCAGTTTGTGAGTTGTATCACCCCCATACACGGCATGTCGTCCTTAGGAGCTTCGTTGGCCGGTGTTGCCCTATATGCGAGGTCGCCAAGCGGACGGAGCTTCGTGCCGAGTTTGAGCGGTGGAGTCCCGAAGAACTTCCCTCATCTGGCTCTATGTTGCTGCCGAGCTCCGACGCACGTCCGATTCGCACCGTCTCGATTGAGACGGAATTTGACGGATCCGGCCCGACTGCACTCCAAGTGCTAAATAGCGCCGGTCTAGTGGGTCACGGGCAACTGGCCCGCTACACGGCAGACGGAGACAGTACGTCACGTACCCCGTGTGTTCTCAAGAGAGACAGCTCTGTCTCAGGGGGGGAGCTTGTCTCCTACCTCCTGGACTTGGACAGCGAGAATCATGCGGCAGCATTGCTTCGCGTAACCGAGGTACTGCGTGGGCTGCGTGAAATCGGAGATATCGTGTTCTCGCACCGTGCCGGAGGACATATCCACATCGACCTTCACGACTTCAACATGCGGGATTTGTGGGTCTATCACCATATGTTTCGGTATCTCGAAGCCCCACTATACTTTTTGGCGGGTTCCGGCTCTGAGTCTCACCGATCCATTCAGGGCTCTTCTTATTCTCGGCCGGATGATTACGGCCCATATTCCTCGGTGCTGGAATTTGCTCGTGAATATAGACCGAGTCGCCATGGGCTAAATCTTTCAAACTACATGTCCGCTATTCGCAACTGTGAATGTGGGGCATACAGGGCCGGGATGTTTGACCTTTGCCAGTGCAACCTTGGTAAGGCTACCGCTGAGTGGCGGCTATGGAATGCCGAGATTACGCCTCGGATTTTGCACGCATGGCTGGCCGTACAACAGGCCTTGACAGCCTGGGCACACGCTCGGGAGGACTTCGTTCCAGAAGACTTCGTATTTCTTCCCTGGAGGGAACAGAACTGGAATGGGCTTAGGATCACTGAGAAAAGGGGAATCAAAGCGCGACTTGAGTGGATGCACATCAACCTGCCATTAACGGCGGCGGAGCGGGACTCCTTGGTCTATGCCTGTAAGCAGAGCCAGCTTGTAAATCTCGGGCCGGTCTATCTGGATTCCTTGCTAGATCTTCCACAAGCAGAGGGGTTCTCTAAGAAGGCCCCACGAAATCCCGCCTCCCGACGAGGCGTGGAGCTTGCGCTGGCTCGGGATCCTAGTGTCCCACTTGAGGACATCGAGTACGACGGGTTCGAGGACGAAGACCGGCTTGAGTATTTCCCTGCTGATGATATCGAAGATGACGACGAGTAGGAGAACACTATTTGTGGTATTGCCGGGTTCTTTCTAAAGAACCCAGACGTGTTGCACGAAAGCGGGCAGCGTGGCCTTTTGGAGCGCTTCCTTGACGAACTACTACTTGGTATTGAGCCGCGAGGCAAAGACGCTACCGGCGTCCTGTCTGTTGGAGCAAACAAGATCAGCATCGAGAAGAAAGCGCTCAGCGCTTCTACCTTCATCAAGGCTCGTCGCCGGCTGCTCGACACCTGCCATGCCGCTCTGGCACATACCCGCTATGTCACCAAGGGACACGAGAGTGTGTGGGCCAATAACCATCCGGTGATGCTTGGCTCAACATTTCTAACCCACAACGGCCACATCACGAACGACGACGAAGTGTTCCGGGAGCTTGGTATTCAGCGATCGGCCGAGGTAGACAGCCAGGCAGTCGCCGCAGCTCTTGACCACCACGGACTCGACAACTATCAGGAAGCTACCAAGATGCTGTCGGGATCTTTCGCTGTCGCGGCGGTGAACACCGATGACCGGAACCGGGTATTGCTGCTCAAGGGGCCAACTAGTCCCCTCGTCACCATCGAAACCGAGAACATTGTTGTCTGGGCTTCGACCCAGGTAGCGATCCAGCGAGCCTGGAAGGCTATCACTAACCAAGTCCCCCACAAGGACATGTTCACGGACTACCTAATCTCCGGCGTGGCACTGTCGGTGACCAAGGATGGTATTAGGCGTCTCGACGACTTCGAGACAAAGAAGTATGTGAGCACAAAGTCGTGGGACGGAGACTTCAAAGCCCCGGCCTGTAAGACCGGCTGGGAGCGTCAGACCCCGAACGGGGTCGTGCAGACTGCTGACTTTGAGAAGGCAGTAGGCCTGATTCGGGCTGCCAATCAGGGTTTGGCTATCCGTTGGGAGGAAAGGGTGGATGCCGACCCGGAGTTCTGGAATGAGCATAACGGTAAGTGGCACACATGCCGACACTGTAAGGGCGTCGTCGCAGAGATTCACATGGCCTTTGTGCTGGACTACGGCGATATGTGCTTGGACTGCCGCAGCATGCTGAGCACCCAGGAGAAGGAGACGGCTGGTGTCTCAAACAGTCCGGCGGACTACTATAAATTCTCGCAAAACGAATGGGAGTCCCTACTTGACCTCGCAGACCTAGACACCTTCGTCCATAAGCGGACAATCAGCCGCATGGCTGCGTCATCCGGCATCCCCGAACAGCTCATCCAGTACATGCTCTTTCACGCGAACGTGACAAGCGAGAAGCACACTGAACTCTACAATGACCTCGATGTACTCTACAGTGACGTAGAGAACGAGGTATGGGCAGAGTGGTCGAGTGAAATGGCTGCGGAGGCGCCGGCATGAGGCGTCAGGGGCCTGCGGTAACTATACAAACGCGGTATCGTAGCTTTTTCAGCGGCGAATTCAGTTCGGAGCGGTGTATCATCGGACAAAATAACCAAGGGCTTTGTGGTCGCCCCCTTGGGGCGTTTAACCGGACTCGCCTTAGCGAGTACAAACCACAGGGTATGTCTATTAGAGCCGGCTCTATGTGCTCTGGGTGTCGGGTTGCCCTGAAAGAAATCATGAACCGACCGAGCGCATAGGGAGGCAAGCTAATGCTAATTATTTCGCCTGAATTTCTGAACCCAAGGCGATATAGTTCCGGATGGATAACAACAGTCGATGACGGGGTGGCCTTACACTACCTAAGTAACGTCGGTTCTGAAAGACCTACAAGCCTGTGCGGGATAGATTCCTTCACAAACGAAGCTCACTTTGACTTTGACTCAATCACATCACTAATACGAGGAGACTGTCCTGCCTGTAGGGAGATTATGCTTGGTTACCTGTCGGGAGACGGCGCCGACGGGCCGGAGACTAGCGAGGAGCTTGGGCGTCCCCTATGCGACCCAATCATCTATTCCGGGATGCCGGTATATTATAAGGTTTGGCACGAGCCATCCCGTAACGGGACAATCCGAATCTTCGGCCCGGGAGTTGCTGAGTTCAGCCGACGCCATCCGCGCCTCCAGCGACAAGCTTTCAACCTTCTACGCCTTGTCGAATGCGGGCATCCCGACCCCGTGTTTTGGTGCCTCACTACCCTCCCTGGTGGATACTATTACAGGGCGGAGCCTTATTTCCGACTCGCTAATCCTGGGGAGATCCCGCCAGGGATCCCGTGGTCGTAACATTAGTGTGTATCGCTATGGTCTGGACTACATCCCGCCCACACACGAACTCTATACAGAGTATGTACCGAATACCAGGGAGTACCGAGTCCACGTCTACCGGGATCGCGCTATTCGCATCCAGGGGAAGTATCTAGACTACCCTGAGCAGAACACCAATCCCTACATCAAGAACCACGCACAAGGCTATAGGTTCCGAACCCCGAGGCTACAGCTACGCCCTAACCGGGTTGAGGATGCTATCCGGGCTGTCCATAGCGTCGGTTTGGTCTATGGTGCAGTGGATCTAATCGTGACAGCCGAAGGGGAGCATAAGATCCTGGAAGTGAACTCAGCCCCAGCGATGTCTCCCCTCACCCTCAAAGCGTACGCCGAGGCTATTGCCGAGGAGCTCGAACTGGACGTAAACTACCGCTATTTGGACTCCCTTCAGAGCAGGGGAAGCGGATACGATGGCTAGTACCCCTCAGAAGACCCTCCAGAAGGCTCTCACAGCCCTCCTAAGGGCCGAGAAGGCCGCGATGGTACTTCCACCTACCCCCGAGGTTGAGAAGCTCTTAGAATCGCTTAGAATCGCTTTGCGATGGATCGAGACGATCAAGAGGGCTCTCTAATGATCTTTAAGTACTTTATTGTATAGTATACTATATAGTACAGTATAGTACTATACAGTACAGTACTGAATAGTACTGTACGGTACTGTACGAAACAGTACACTACGAATCGTACTGAATCGTACTGGCACTGAATAGTACTAAGGCCCCTTAAGGGGCCTAGTATACTAAAAGTAGAGTACTGTACAGAATAGTGAAGTACTGAATCGTACTGGCACTAAGTACAGCGAAGTACACTATATGCCGAATGAGGACGTTGACTACACATTCGATCTGGCACGTGTGCTGATTGACCTTGCCGATATCGAGCTTGCTACACGGAACTTGGTAGCCTGTCTCTTTGCGGTGGCGGCACTCAGCGGGAAGACGCCCGGGTCGGCACTTGACACCTTGTATAACACGCTAGAGAGCGACACACAGTGGGTACAGGACATTCTCCCCTCCATTATGGGGGGATTAAGTTCTGAGAACCCGTAGGAATATGTGCTACAGTAGCCCTACCGGATGGCAGAGAGGGAAACCTCTCCCCTGAGGGGCACCAGCCCGAGGATACAACGGGCGGACTACCCTCTGTGGACTGCCTTGAAGAGCACAGATTCCGGGATATAAATAACTCCCTATGGAGGTCTATGCTTCCGTTTGACCTCGTTGGGATCCTACAGGCGGGGCTGGTGGCTGATGATCGGCCTAACGATGGGTTGCTGCACCCTAGTGGTGACCTGATCGGCCCCCTGCGACACTCCCAACTTCGAGTAGCCGGAGCACCCCGGAATGAGGAACCCCTCGTATCGAGGATCCGCCTCATGACCGGCACTCTCTGGCACAAGTACTACCAAGAACTTCTAGTCAAGAAGGGGTTGACCATTACCGAGGTCAACTGCGAGCCATGGTTACCTGATGGGTGGGCCGGGACGGCCGACTGGGTGTTCTATAGCCCCACTGACCGAGCCTTTATCCTAGGCGACCTAAAGACCATCAAGGGCGAGGGCCTGCCCTATGTACGTGAAGGCCCGAAAGAGGAGCATCTCTGGCAGCTATCCGCGTACTATTGGGCGCTAGCGGCAGGGAAGTTTCCTCTGCGTAAGCGAGTGTTCGTGATGTACCTGCCGTTGAATGACGACATGAGGGCCGGAGAGCCTCCGACGCCCACCATCGTAGAGACGATGCCCCTTCCCCGGGATCAGGTATGGGGGGAGATGGAAGCCCGGTGGGAGCTCACTAAGGAATACCTAAGCTCCCTTCCCGATAGTGGGAAGTTCGTGACGGCAGCCCTGGCCGAGCCTATGGCTCGTGTCCAGAAGCTCTATCGCAATGGTGACAAATACGAGCTAAAGCTCGTACCGCACTGGTCATGTCAGTTCTGCCCCTACGACGACTCTCTCTGCGACTGCAATAAGCAGGGTACGACCAAGATTGGAGAGTACGTGGAGGGGATCTACGTACCACGGAAAGGATACGAACACATTGAGCCTCTACTCAGCGCTCCTAGCAGTCCAGCAGAGCGCACCTAGTCTACAAAAGAACAGCATCAATCCACACTTCAAGAACCGATACATCAGTCTCGACTCCCTGATGGAGCAGATCCTCCCGGTGCTGAACTCGAACGGGTTGCTCCTTCTGCAGCTTCCCACCACCGTAGGTGGTGAGCCTGCCCTGCGCACGTCGATCGTGCACGAGGAAACCGGGGAATCCATCGAGGACACCATGCTCCTGGTGCTGGCGAAGGATGACCCACAGGGCCAGGGGAGCGCGATTACGTACGCACGTCGCTATGCCTTGATGGCTGCTCTCGGCCTGGTGGCCGATGAGGACGACGACGCTGAGGCAGCTACCAAGAAGAGCCGGGGGGTGCCCAAGTCAAAGGCCGCACGAGCCGCATCAGCAGCCATCTACCCAATTGCGGATGACGACGGAGACGGCTGGTGAAACTCATCTACGCTGCATACGCCCTCGCCGGCGGTCTAGGTGTCGTCCTAGTCGTCGCTGTAGTGCTTACCGTCTCGGGGGATCCTAAGCCTACACCCCCTTACATGCCCTACCAGCTTGAGTACAGTAGCCAGATCATCGACCCCTTCAATGGGTACGCGGCAGACTGCGAGCTACGAGGGAACGAGGCAACGGCCCGCTCCGGAGGCGACGGGATTCCTCTCCCTGGCGACGTGATCGTCACCGAGTGTCGTGTTCGTACCGTGTCCGAACCGGTATGGGAGGGAGATGGAGCTTCCTATGAAGGCGAAATCGAGGGTCGGCCCCTGACTCCTATCGGGCCTGGGCCAGAGGCGTGATCACGAGAGAAGGCTACAAAGTCCTAACCCACGACTATCGCCCGCCGATCCAGGGCGGCCCGCCCGTATGGGACGGGAAGCGCAAGACGCTCGACAAGGTGACCCTGGACACCGGCCCGAATTCGTGCGCCCCCGGTTGGCACTTCTGCGCAAAGCCGGAGGATGCGTTGCGCATCGGCGGACTGTGGCCTAGCGGGCGGCCGTCTGTGCTGCTGCACGTGCGGGGATCCCGCGACACCGTGGAACGCGGTGTCAAGCTGCGGTGCTCACGACTGACGATCCTCGGGGTACTAGATGAAGGGGAGGTCGAGAGGGCAGTGGGGCGTATGTCGGAGCCGTTCGGGAAGCACGCCGTTCGGATGGCTACGTCACAGATGCACTGGCGTTACGCCCTCTCCCGGCCCGAACAGGACAACGAGCGCGTGGAGTATTCCCTGCGCACCGCTCTCAAGCACCGGGGCCTCGACAATTGGGCGCTCCGACACTATCCGACCGCCGGGGCCGTCCGGGACGCCCGGGACTGGAACGCCTGGAACGCCTGGACTGCCGGGGCCATCTGGTACGCCCGGGATGCTTGGGCTGCCTTGGACGCCGGGGCCGCCCCCGCCGCCGGGGACGCCTGGAGCGCCGGGGCCGACGGGGACGCCTGGAACGCCTGGGCCGCCTGGGCCGCTCTCACCTCGGAGTATGCGTCCCTGGCCGGGTGGCACGGCGAGCCCGCCGACCGGCTCGCCCGTGGGCTCCGCGACGCCTACGCCTGTGGCCTCGAAGCCGCCATGCCGGTCGGGCCGAAAACGCTCGGGTGGGCGATGGTGGAGACAGGAGAGTAAAGTGACTGAAAATCTACATAAATGGATCGCCGCCCTCCGTAGTGGAAAATACAAACAGGGTCGGAGAGCGCTACGCCCAAGCAAAAATACGTACTGCTGCCTGGGCGTAGCCTGCGACCTGTACGGAAAAGAAAACGGCGTATCGTGGGACGAAAACGGCCGCTTTATGGGAAAAAGCGGGAGCCTGCCCAGCAGTGTGAAAAAGTGGCTGGGGATTAGTGCGGATCAGGAAGATAAACTAGCCTGCTTGAACGACGGCTGCCGTTTCGCCCCCGATTCCGAAAAAGACCCTATGAGCTTCGACGAGATTGCGGACTACATAGAGGGCATCATCGAGAGACGAAAAAGAAGGAGAGGGGCGTAGCCGCCATGCCGGTCGGGCCGAAAACGCTCGGGTGGGCGATGGTGGAGACAGCCGCATGACCCCACCAATCGCCAAATCCGGCTGGGCGCTTTCATACGTACGCGCCACCTGGCACAGACACGTCCTCGCGGATCTCCGACGCGCGGAGGTAACGGAAGATCTCGCGGAGCGCGCCGCCGCCATGCGCGATGCGGGCATCCGACTAGAGGTGATGGCGCGGGCGCTGCGCGAGGGTGCCGACGCCATCCGCGCCTACCCCGAAAGGGTATATCCCAGTTAGAACGACAAGCGTGGGCGCGACCCCGTGCCGGCAGTGTGGGGCCGCGCGTAGCTAGGCGGGGACGGGGCCTAGCTGCATCTGCCGTCCGAGGAGCGTGACCGGGTACGGCAGCCGGTGGCATTCAGGAACGCGGAGTATAGCCTCCGACACGCCCTCGTAAATTCTCTCCTGAAAGGAGACTAGCGCTTAGATGAGCAGCCTGTTGGCCGTTGATACCGAAACAACCGGAGTTAGCTTCTATGACGAAGCCTTTGGGGCTTCGCTCTACGACGGCACGTATTCACACTGGCTAGAGCTACCCTCCGAGCGGGCCGAAGTTTCGGCTCGCATCAACACGGCCGGCTATCTGATCTTCCACAACGCGAAGTTCGACCTCCAGAAGCTCATCCTCGCAGGTGTCATTCCTAGGCGTAAGCGAGGTATACACGACACCGAAGCGCTTGCGCACCTGCTCGACGAGCACCGGCCGAAGAAGCTGAAGTACCTAACGCGGGAGCTCCTCAAAGAGGAGACTCCAGAGGAAGACGAGCTCGTAGCCTATGTGCGTAAGAAGGCTAACGGGATCAACAAGAAGATCGACGGGTTCTCGAAAGTCCCCCGCCCCATCCTGATCCCCTATGCCATCAAGGACGCCGAGTACACCTGGCGCCTGTTTCACCTGCTCTACCCCCAGGTTCAAGCCTACCCCGATCTACTGAGGCTCTACGAGATGGAAATGGATCTGACGTGGGCGCTGCTGGAGATGGAGGCAGATGGCCTAGGCGTAAGCGAGGCGTACGTCAACGAGACGATCAAAGACTACTCGGCTCGGATCCTTCGAGCGGAGTGGGCTATTCAGGACATTCTCGGGTTGGAGGTCTGGTACCCCGAGAAGAGCGGACAGAAGACCCCCGAGGGTAAGTTCAATCCGAACTCCAACCCCCAGATCAAGGCGTACTACGAAGGCGTAAACGAGGTACGTGACTCGTATGACGCACACAACCTGCGCGAGATTAATGACGACTTCGCCCAGGCCCTTCTAGAACTGAGAGCGCTTAAGAAGATGTATTCAACTTACCTAATTCCCATGCGGGAAGAGACAGTGAACGGAATCCTACACCCCAACATCCGTCAGCACGGTACCGTTACGGGCCGTATGAGCTCGGGCCGTGCCGAAGCATAGTATCGCCGTAGTCGGATCCCGTACCTACCCCGTCACAAAGGAGTGGTGGGATAACCAGCTCGATGACGAGGGGCGGGAACGCATTGCCGGCCTTGGTCGCGCATACGTTGAGTCCTTCATGGACGAGCTGATCGGGACGACGGTTGTTTCAGGCGGGGCCGCAGGCCCCGACACCTGGGCAGCCAACTTCGCTAAAGCCAATGCCCTCCCGCTTATCGAGGTCCGGCCCAACTGGAAGAAGTACGGGAAAGGCGCCGGCCTCAAACGAAATCAGGAGCTTGTTGACCTTGCTGATGACGTCGTGGCGTTCTGGGATCTCGAAAGTGGTGGGACCTGGGACACGATTCGTAAAGCGGCGAAAGCTGAGAAGGATCTTCTTATCTTTGGACCAAGCGGCCAGCCGTGGCTCTGGTTCACCCAGGAGGACTACAAGGGAGGGCCGGGACTGCTAGAGAAGATGCTCTCCTCGACGAAGCTAGAGGCTCTAAGGGAGTCTATTGAACGTTCAAACGATCCCGAGAGCCGATAAGACCATCAAGTCGGGCTTTGTCCCGAAGCGTGACTGCTTCCTGTTCTTCGACTATCAGCAGATCGAGTACCGCCTCCTTGCCTTCTACTGTGCCATCCCCCCTGTCTCTGACAGGGCTATGGCAGAAGTGTTCATCGCCGGCGAGGACCTGCATACAGCCAGCGCAAAGGCTGTACTGGAGCTCGATCGAGCTCCTACGGACGAGGAACGACAGGTCGGGAAGACCTACAACTTCCTGACGATCTACGGTGGCGGGCCGTATAAGGCCAGCGTTTCTCTCGGTATCCCCCTGGCTAGAGCCCGGCTACTGAGGGACAGGTTCGACGAGACCTGGCCGGCCATCAAGCAGCTCCACAATCCCCCGTTTAGAAATGGGGGCTACAGTCGGGGCGAAGGCCCCGGAGCCCTGCAGAGGCGTCTCGCCTCTCGGGGGTACATCACCACCCTCTATGGTCGGCACCTACACCCGCACTCTCCTCACGTAGCGCTCAATGCCCTGATTCAGGGCTGCGCAGCCGACGTGATGCGAGCGGCCTTCGTGTCGGTGCACAACTACCTAATCGACAACGAGTTGGAGTCCCGGATTGTCAACGTAGTACACGACGAGCTGATGCTCGACTGCCGGGAATCCGAGCTCTCTGAACTCACAACTGCGGTACCGAAGCTGATGGTGCCGGAAGTTGTAGACAAGGTTGTGCCTATTGGCTGTGACACAGAAATCTCCTGGACCAGTTGGGCAGAAAAGCAAAGCCTCGAAGAGTCGCTATCCCGTCTCGATGGACGAGAGGACGATCTGGGCAGCCCTGCCGCTAGAGATGAAACTGAAGCTTCAAGACCTATATCCAATTCTGAAAAGGCGGTCTTTGTATGAGTAACGAATTCACGACGTTCTCTGACCCTGGCGATGAGAACGACAACCTAGACGACTTCGAGTTTGACGTTGACCTTGAGCTCCCCGAGGGCTACGAGTACGCTAACGTTGACCTCGACCACGTTTACAGCCAGATCCTCTACATCCCGAACATTGCTGCGGCAGTGAAGGATCTTGCCCTGGCAGATCTGATTACCAGGGAGGAAGCACGTAAGATTCTGTCCAGCTACTTCCCGAGCATCACCCCGTAAATGCACTTTTCGGAAAAGCAGCTAGTTATTGAAGAAGCCAATGCCCGGCGCATGGCTATCTCGGCAGAGAAGGGACCCGAGTATTCCGGTGCGGGTTCGTCCTATACCGTAGATGCCGATGTGCTCTACAACTTCAAGTCGGTCGGTGCGCGCCTCGGCCTTGAACCACTAGAGGTCGCAGGCGTCTACATGACCAAGCACTATGACAGCGTCATGACCTTCCTTAAGGGAACCCGGGGAGAGGACATACAAGAGCTTGCCTACCGGGGAGAGGGTATCGTATCCCGGCTGGATGATCTACGCAATTACCTCGATCTGATTGAATGCCTGCTTATCGATGTCGGTGCCCTGCCTCCGCCACTTGTGAAGCGTGCCAATGATCTATAGGGGGATGGTTCTTGAGAAGGCCCCCGATGAGATCATGACCTTCAGCGGGGTACGCATCAAGCCGCTGGATCCTAACCCGTGGCTCATCAGTATTGTCGATGTTGCCCACGCGCTATCGAACCAGTGCCGGTTCACAGGCCACACCAAGCAGTTCTACTCCGTAGCCGAGCACTCTGTCCGGGTGTCTAAGCTCGTGCCCGAAGAGGACGCTATGTGGGGACTACTCCACGATGCTTCTGAGGCCTATCTCTCTGACATCTCCCGGCCCATCAAGCAGCAGCCCGGGCTAGGAGAGGTTTACCGGGTCGCTGAGGCAGCTCTCCAAAGGGCGGTGGCCTACAAATTCAATCTGCCGCTAGAGGTACCGCCGTCGGTGAAGGTTGCGGACAACGTGTTGCTCCGAAGCGAGCAGCGGGACCTAATGCCGGACGGGCTACGCTTGGAGGGCTACGAGTATCTCGATCACAAGATCGAGCCGTGGACACCCGAGCAGGCTAAGGGCTGGTTCCTGCTCCGCTACTACCAGATCCTAGACGATGAGCAAGGATACTAGGCCGGCGGTCTTCCTCCTTCGAAAGTGCTACACCTGTAAGAAGAGAACCTGGCACTTGACCACCGGGTTGAAAGATGACCCCCGGGTCTGTTGGTATTGCCTAGCAACCAACAAAGACAACCTAACATCGAACAGCAAATCCTAGACTGGTTCAGGGATAAGCGAGGGATTACAGCCGAGACACTAGCCGAGTTCGGCGTCCACCAGAGTGGGGATCGGATCATCTTTCCCTACCCCGCCGGTGGAGAGAAGAGCCGGCTTGATCCCTCCTCCCTTGAGCCCGGTCAGAACAGAGGGTTCCGCTTCACCGCAGGGCGTGACCTAAGTCTCTACCACGTCCCTAACGTGCCCGGAACGAAACAGATGTTCCTCGTCGAGGGCGAGACAGACACTATGCGTCTCCATCAGGAAGTTGGTGGGGCGGTGTCGGTAATCGGACTGTCGGGTATCGAAGCCTGGCGTCCAGCCTATGCCAAGACTTTTGCTGACGCAGAGCGGGTGTGGGTGGTCCTAGACAACGACGAGGACTATAATGTAAAGGCTCGTGTTGATGCGTGCTGGAAGCAGATTAGAGCTGACCTGGGGGCGAAGGCCCGGCGGGTTAGTCTCCCGGTGGGTATCAAGGACACCTGTGACTTCTTCGATACCTTTGATGTGGCTATTCTCCGAGAGCTTTGTAAGCGCACCGCCAACCCGGAACGGCGCTTCACGGAGCTAGACCTAACTGCAGAACCCCCGCCGATCGACTGGCTAGTAGACAATCTGATCTGTGAGGGGGACGTAAACCTGTTCATGGGCGATCCCGGTATCGGGAAGTCCTGGCTTACCATGTCCCTCGCAGTCGCCGTCGCAGACGGCAGAGAAAGCTGGCTTGGTCGAGCGGTGAAGAAGCACGGGGAGGTCCTCTACATCGATGAGGAGAACCCCGAAGACATAATCTACAATCGGTTCAGGAAGCTCTCGCTGACTAAGGCCGGAGCTAAGCGCATTCACTACCTGTACCGACCCGGCATCTGGATGAACAAGGAGCCGGATGCCTTCCTAGACGAAGCGCTAGAGCTGAATCCCTCGCTAATCGTAATCGACTCGCTCTCCCGCATTCACTCGGAGGACGAGAACAGCGCGAATAGCATGGCGCGGTTGTTCCGGGAGGCTATTCAGCCCTTGGCCCGAGAGACCGGCGCGGCTGTCATCGTCGTACACCATGCGATCAAGTCGGACACCGCTACTAGCTTCCAGCGGTCCCGTGGCTCTGGTGACATTACGGCGGTGGTCGATGCTGCACTTGATATCCGGGGCACAGATATCCCCGGTAAGTTCTACATGACGCAGTACAAGTCCCGCCGTAGGCTTGGCGGAGAGATCATCACGGTGCAGATTGCCGATCGAGATGAGAATCGAACTGAGCTCCTAGCATCCACTCCGGATGACTGGAAGTTCTAGACGTAGGAGGAAGCCGAACAAACACGCGCTCCTTCTAAAATCTGCACGGCCTCACTATGACGCCATGCTCGAAGCACAGAAAGGCGGATGCGCCATTTGTGGTAAGGCACCGAACCCCAAGCGTAAGCTTGACCTAGACCACGATCATCATGAGTTGGTCATCAGGGGGCTCCTGTGCCATCGTTGCAACCGAGCGCTACCGTCGTGGATCGACCCTGAGTGGCTCCGTCGTGCGGCCGACTACCTAGAAAGGGATCCGTGGCCTCTGTCGGAGACTATGTAAAGCTAATCAAGGCCCATGACCTAGCCCCCAAAGGCACAACCGGGCCGGTCATAAACAAGCCGTCTGAGAACGTAAGCCTAATCTATTCCTACCAAGACGAGAAGTACTACGAGGTACCGGACCTTCTGCTCAAGACGATGTTGAGCGAGAAGCAAATTGGCATCCTCATCAACTACTAAGGGAGAACGTTGAGCGATACTCTTTACCGTACCGTTAGCGGCTTCGTCCAGTTCGATGTGAACGAGCGGGACGTGAACGGCCGGACGGTCCGAGACTTTCTTGTACAGCAGACTGGCTCCGAGGGCAAGAACATTCGTGTCACCCTCTGGCCCGAGTTTGCCGACGTAGCGATCGAAAAGGGCGACCTGGTGTTCGCTACCGGGAAGTTCACGACACCCAACATCAAGGGCAAGACCTACCTAAACCTAAGCGCGAATCGCATCGCGGTCGTGCCTGGTCTCGGTCCCTCGGATGGGGTCGAGAACGAGCTGGGCGACGATGAGGACGAAGAGACGCTGTTCTAGGTGGCCCGCCCCGTCGTTGACCACGAGGTTGCGGCGTGGCTTCCAGCCATTGAGGACATCGCGCGTCGCTTTAGCGGCGTAGGCGGTGCCGAGTACGACGATTTGAGGCAGGAGGGGATGATTGCGGTGTTCATGTTGTTGCGCCGTGATCTACCCCCCTCCCGCACAGCCATCAAGAATCGTTGTAGGGACTGGATTCGAGTTTGCCGCCGCCAGGTTTAGGCTCATGCCTAAATGGTGGCCGAACTACTCCTTTGAGGAAGTCGAAGCGCTAGTCGAAGGCTACGAAGAGATGCGGGATCGCAGATCTCGACTTGCGTGGCTGGTGCGCTACTGCGACCTCGATCGAGCACTCCCGCAATTGAACAGAAAGGAGTACGAAGCTGTTCTACTGGTCGGTAAGTTTGGGTTCGATACTCGAACTGCCGGCGCCCTCGTGGGCGCAAGCCACACAGCGATGTGGAAACGCTATAGGCGGGGCATTCAGTCCTTGACTGACCGCTTGAACGGCATTTCGTATGGTAGAAGGTAAACCAGAAGATACTCTCTATGTCCACCTAGCTTCTAAGGGAATGTCCAACCGGGCTATCGCTAGGGTCCTAAACGTGGACGAGAAGACCGTGCGGAACGGTCTCAAGAGAGCCAACTACAAGCGGCACCTAGTCCCGCTTGACGTCGAGGAACGCTTCACGTTCAACCTCGACACCCCGATCACAGTTACAGATCCAGCAGTGGCTATCACGGCTGACTGGCACATTCCGCTGTACGATCCCGAGTACGTCAACTACTTCATCGAGACGTGCCGGAACGCAGAAGTGAGAACGCTAATCATCGGAGGAGACTTCTTCAACTTCGATGCCCTGAGCCAGTATCAGCCCAAGCAGGAAGAGGCAGGCCTCGAAAGGGAGCTCGCTGAGGGCCAGATGGTGATGGCAACGCTGTTGGAGACTTTCGACCGAATTGTCTATGTGTGGGGTAACCACGACGCTCGCCTACACAAAGCGCTAGGCTTCAGCATCCAGTTCAAGGAGGCCATGAAGCTTGTCTTTGGTAGCTTGGGGACGTCGGCCCTGGAGTCGATTGAGTTTTCGAACCTCGATCACTGTTGGGTCGATCAAGGGGACGGACGTCGATGGTATGTTTGTCACCCCGCTAGCTACTCTCGCATCCCACTGTCTACCCCAAGGACACTGGCGGCGAAGTATGACGCAGGTGTTATCTCTGCCCATGCACATCACTGTGCGATTGGCCTTGCCACCGATGGTGACAAGGTTGTGGTGGAGGCGGGCGGTCTCTTTGACCGCACCAAGACTGCATATCTCCAGCGCTCCACAACGTTTCCGACGTGGGCGCAGGGGTTCTGCATTCTCCGCGAAGGCGAGACGTTGTACTTGGACTCTCCCAAGTTCACCACGTCTGGCTCGTAGATAGGAGTGGGTCCGTGAGTGTGGCTTCCCTGTCACACAAAGGAGATGGGACATTTGTCCTCTCATAAAGAGCTGAACGCACTAATCAGGGAAATTACACAAGCGGGCTATGCCGTCGAGCGCACTCGCAGTGGTCATTATGCGGTGCGCGGCCCCAATGGTAATCGCGTGTATTCGCTACCCTCAACTCCCGGTAGGGGGCGGGCTCTTGCGAATCTACGCCGCGCATTGATTAGACAAGGCGTACTTGAAAAATAAAACCTACACTATCGAGTTCGAGACCAAGAGAATCGCAAACTTCAGCGAGACCCTGCTTGATTCTCTTGAGGCGGTAGCGTCGGAGTTCCCTGAGCTCATCCAGGATCCTGTGTTCTCCGCTGGAGACGGGACAGTCTTTGGGGTCTTCCAAGTCGAGACCCTCTTCTGGCTGGATGCCGTCCAGGTTGGGGCCAACGAGGCCTGCAGCCTCCTAGATGAGGTTGGGATCGACTCCGAGTCCGTCATCGCATACATTACAATCAGGGAGGATGGCTACTAGATTAGTGTTCGATCGCATCAGTTACGCTCTACAGAACGCTCGCTCTGAGGGCCAGCGCATCCGTGCCTGGGCTGAGCTCAAGGCCTACGCAAGCGTGAACCCGGACAACGAAGACGTCCAGAACCTTCTCAACAAGTACCAGAAGCTTGACCGCGACTGGCGTGCGGAGGTTCGCTCTACGACCGAGCGTTAAGATAGAAGAGGTTAGGAGAGGGGCCGGTCAGATACCACCACGACCCCTCTCCTGGCCTTTCCCCTACCTACAGGGAAAGAAGGCAAACATGTACTGGTTGCTCGGATTCTTGGTTGTCCTCGGGATCTGTGTCTACATCGACACGACCCGCGGTCTATAGCGGATCGTTGCGATAGAGCTGCAGGATCGCCTGTTGTAGTCGCTCCGAAGCGACGTGGCGGTAGTACTTGCCGAAGATGGTCTTCGGTGCCCATCCCATGATTTCAAAGATCAGGCTCTCCTCGACGCCGTTGGCGTCCAGACTCGACGCTGCTGTACGACGGAAGTCGTGGCAGGTGGCAGTGGGGGTAAGCTCCCTGAGCACTCCCCACAGTCTGCGTAAGCTCAGCGGCTCTCCGTAGGGTCCAGGCAGGATAGCGTGCTCAGGCTCGCTCTGCGCCTCTGAGAGCAGCTCCCCCAGGGCGGGGTGGATCGGCACCAGCCGATACTTGTCCCCCTTCCCGTGGACAGACAAGGTGTTGTCCTCCAGCGAGACCTGGCTCCACCGCATCAGACGAATCTCATTCCGCCGGCAGCCAGTGTAGGCCAGCATGTGGAACAGAAGCGCCTGTCGCTCCGTGTAGCAGTTGTCCCGTATCCGCCTCAGCTCCATCGAGGACAGGATGCGGGGCTTTTCTCGTTGAGGCTCCGGGAGGTCAACCTCGAAGGTCGGATCCCTCGGCACCATCCCCCGCCGGTGGGCATAGCGGTACGCCGCCCGAATGTTCGCCAGCATCAGCCGCTTGGTAGACGGAGCGTGCGGCAACTGGTCGAAGAACTCCTCCACCTGGTACGGCTCAACCGACTCCGGAGAGAGGTTGTTATCAAAGAGCCACTGCAGGAACTTACTCGTTGCGCGGCAGTAGTTCCCCTTCGTCAGGGGGGAGCGCCCCCGCCGTTCCAGGCGCTCTAGATAATGGTCGAAGAGCAACGTTCCTCCCCGGTCGTGGTGGTCAGATACCAGTTGGAGATATCGCTCTCCGGGGGGGAGGTTGGTATCCCTCAGGTTGGGTACCCTCGACCCTCTAGCTTGATCCCTAGACTGAGGCACTAGGTACTCCCTTCGCCGCCAAGTAGTGAGGTAGGCGCCGATGCCCACTGAGCTGGCGCCCACCCCCTAGTGTTTACTTTTAGCGGATTCTACCCTATCCGGAGGGCTGGCTCTTCGGCTTGCGGCCCCGTCGCGCTACCGCCCGCCCCCTCCCGGTACCCAGGGCCTCGGCCTCTGCGTCGGTCACGTCCAGCTCCCGCACACCGCGACGGGTGTCCTCGAAGACGATGCGCAGGGTTGCGCCTTTCCCCTCGGGGATCTCATCGTCGGAGATGTCACTTACCCTTACTGTCTTCCTTGCCATCAGGAACCTCCCACCATCTGAGTAGTTGCCAGAATCTTGATTCGGGGGGCGGACGACGCCACCCCTCTTGTTCTGCTCTGCATAGGTATCGATATAGATTAGCGCAAATACGCTGCCTGGTGCGGTAGTTCGGTTTGACCCTCGCGTTCTCTAATGCCCAATCCCAGGCCTTGGCCTCGCGCTCTAGGCGCGGGTACTCCAAGCCGATCATGATGTGGCCTATCTCGTGCAGGGCTACGAAGTAGCTCATCTCGTCCACCATCTCGGGGACGGCGACTTGCCGAAGCTCTACGTGTGCGCGACCGCGCTTAGAGGTTGCGAACCTCTTGATGTCGTGCTTGCGGCACAGGTAGTCTATGTGCTTGTCGTAGATTCTGAGCATGAAAAAAGGGACCCCCAGGGTACCATCCGTAACGGACGGAGCCCTAGGGGTCCTATTTTTATGTGTTAGCGCTGCCCTTCCAACGGAAGCCCTTCTCTCCTCCACTTTCGAGGAAGTCGAAGAGCGGCCTGGTCATTCGTTGTGCTGCCTCCCTGCCCATCTGCTTTGCAAGCGCGTTACGAAGAGCCCTTGCATCGTGTCTCATCCTCAGATGATTAGCGGGGTTGCGAATCAAATCATCCCATTTAAGGGGAGGCTGAATATACCCGGCCTCTAGCTCCGCGCCAGACTTGTAGGCCTTCTTCGGAGACAACTCACTGAAATCATAGGTCTGTTTGGAAGACTTCACGCCTTTGAGAGGGCGGGGAGCAATAAGCTCCCACTGCGTCCAGTTAGTTGCGTTGTCTCCCGGCTTTCGTAGACCGCCTAACCCAAGCGGCCGCAATAGTTCGGCGTGCCCACGACCTGCGGCACCGACAACAAACGTGTTGCGATTCTGAACCATCGGAATCCGGTAGCCAAACACTGAGTTGACCTTAACAGTGTCCTCAGGAACTAGCCGGTAAAAACCAGATCCAGCATTAGGGGTGTACTCTGGAAGGCTAGTCGGCCAATCCAGCAATCGGGCCTCTTCAGCCCTTTTTGCATCCATCGCTAGACGAGCACGGGAGCCCCTAAGCGGGACGGTAGCCATAGCCCCGACAGGACCAAACGGAATTTCCATCTGGGGGTCTGCCGCTCTACCCCGCCCGAGAAGCCGATCAACAGGATTTGTAAACGACCAGTACGCATCCGAGGCCATTTGAGGCATCCCCGTAGCGTTTAGCATTTGCTTGCTAAGAGCACGTGCCCTTTTGTTACGCAGAAAATCCAGAGCCCCCGGAACCATGACCTAACCCGGGATCCGCACGAACTGCTGCCGGCCATCAAGCCAGCGCCAGCGCCGCTGCACCTGCCCCCCGTTGGCGTCGTTACCAAACGAGGTATTCCCTTCGATGGTGCGCACAAAGCCTACAAACTTACCGTTGCGCCAGCGTAGCGCGAGCACCTTCTCCACGAACCCGATGTGGTCGGGCCAGTTGTCGGCATCAAAGCGGTAACAGATCACGTCCCCCTTGAAAGGGCGGGTGACCAGGTATCCAACCCTTCTGGCCCAGGCCTCGAAAAAGCCGACGCTTGCGCGTCTCGGATCCGGAATCACGTACCCCTCGTCAGAGTACATGGCGCAGAGGAAGGCCGAACACCACGGGTACCCAACGAGCCCGTTGGCTCGCCTGCACCAGAGGTCAATGCCGCCTTTCTTGGGCGGGGTACCGCGAGGGGGAAGATCGGGACCGCGGTTAGAGTTCGCAGGATGCTCCTTGACACCGAGCCACTTTGTTGCGCGCTCAAGCGCGCGATAACGAAGTGCCTTCACTAGTCCTCCCAGCGAAGAGCCTTCTCAACCGACAGGATGGTCGGAATGAGAACGACCGTCACGAGGACGTCGTACGGATCAGGCACGAGGTCTAGGACCTCAGGACCGGCCAGGAAGCCCGCCAGGAATGCTAGTGCCGTCGCGGCAAGGCCACGGGCAGCACGAAGTAGAACTGTCTTGAGCTTAGGCGACAAAGATCCTCCTATTTGAAGAGTTGGGATGCAACCGCCGTTAGGACGGCGATCAGTCCTGTAGCGGGGATGCCGTAGCGCCACTTCTCAAGCGAACGGATACGGCTTTCGTAGTCTTTCTTCTGGGCCTCGAAGTCGTCCTTAGTAACCTGACGCTCCTTGACCTCTTTTAGGTCGGCTCGAATTTCTGTGACCATCTCTCGGACAGTCATAAACGGCTCGTTACCGTTAGTCTCAGCCATTACAGATAGTCCCAATGTGCGTGGGGAGCGGCATGGTCAGCCGAGATACGAGCGATGACTGAGCCTGCCTTGAACCGGGTTCCTACCGGAATCCTGGTATCAACGTGTCCGAGCCAGTAGCGCCGGCCGTTGGCCGCGCGTAGATACATAGCCTCGCCACCTTGGGCAGACCCCCACCGCTCGACTACTCCGTCGAAGGGAATAACGACCGGGGTACCGGGAGACGCCATCATGTCGATAGCGGTAGTACGGCTATGGTCCGTCAGCCCGTCGGTGTTGTGTGTCCCCTTCCATTGTGCGGGGAGATTCACTGCACCCTTGGTTGGCCTAGGCTGAGCGCTGGGAGCGCCTCTACGGGGCTCCTGTGGCCGCACAGAGGCATTCTGGAGGGTGCTTTGAGACTGCGCTTGGGCCTGTTGCTGCGCGAGCTGGAATCCCATGAGATTCTCAAGCCCTTGCGTATCCTGGCCTGCCGTTTCAGCGTTGCGCTTCATGACGTTGAAGATCGCCATCGTGCGCGAGAGCGCCGGATTAGATGCCGATGTTTGGGGCTGGGTTAGCTGGGCGGCGTGCTTAGCTGCCGACTTCGAGAGGGCTCGGGTTTGCTTGCCTTTGTGCCCCAGTACTTTGTCTGCGTAAGCGAGGTTCCCGGTTGGTGATCCTGAGACCCAGACCGACAAGTCGTCGCGGACGTCGGCGCTGTAGGGGTTCCCAGCAGCGAGCCCAGCCACCAGGTCGGGATACCGACCGCTGTTCAGGGTGTCCCAGGTGTACTTAAGGCCCGTCTGCATGTCAGGGAAGGCCCGCACACCAACGGAGTTGATCGAGGGGAACTGCGATCCCCGGGTAGTGTTTAGCCAGTTGAAGGTGGCATTGTTGTTCGTATGCCCTCCCTCGAATGGCTGCCAGCCGCGAAGAAAGGCTAGGTTCTGCCGGGTGATAGGCAAACCGGCATGGTTCAGGAGGGCTGTCGCCCAATCCTGCTGCACCCAACCTCCTTAAAGGTATTAGAGCCCACTGCCCCCTAGCGGGCTCTAATTGTTGTCGCGAAGAAGCTGCCGGATAAAGCGTCGGCGCTCTTCCTGATAATCACTTGTATTGCGTTCCGGCTCGGGCCAGCGACCCTCGTCGCGGAGGCCGCGAACGTACTGTGCAAAGGCCTTGTTCCAGTCCTGCTCCGCGATCCCGAGCGTCTGCTCAGGGTCGGGTGAGAAGGTGGAGAGCCCGCCGAGGTAGGAGACAAGGGAGCGTCCCTGTCCTCGCTGTGCCTGCCGGATGTTCGACATCTGGTTGACCGCCACGTTGGTCATGGGGATCTGTGCGGCCAGGTACGAGATGAGGGGGCTTGCCCCCGGTCCGCGCATTGTCTCGCCGTCCACCTGCCGTGCTGTCGTCCCCACGTTGGTGCCGGGGATGTTCGATAGCATCTTGGCTGCCCACCCACTGATCGGCGTGCGGGGGTGCGAGAGCTCCGACCCGTAGATCGGGGCGTCCGTGAGCAGGGACTTGTTGAAGGCCAGCTCAGCCGGTGCCTTGACACCCGGATGCAGAAGGCTGAGGAAGCCCTTGGGGCTTGCGACCTTTCCTAGATCCGATGGACCGAACTGCGGGGCGAAGAACGTGTTGTCGCCCCAGGGGACCTGGAAGCCGAAGTTGCCTTTGATCCAGTCGGGAGCGATACCTTCGTCCCCGGACGCATACTCCATCTCGTTTCTCAGCTTGGAGAAGACGGAGTACTTCCCGGGGGCCATCACCATCTGCTTGAGCTGGTACGGAATGTTATTCCGGGTCCAGGTGTAGAACGGTGCTAGGTTCCCCTTGACCTTCCTCTCGAACTTCGTGAGGTCTTCGTAGTCAAAGTGTGCAATGCGGACAATGGAAGCGGCCTCAGCCGGCGCCATCTTCTGATACTGCCGGCGGTAGAGATAGTGGGTGAGCCGTCCCCAATTCTCGGCGTCTCGGTTGAAGTTCGTCGCGAACGTCGTGTACGCCTTGATGAATCGCGCATCTTTGAGCTGCTCCTTCGCTGAGTCGCCCTTGAGGCCACCACGGAGGGTCCGGAGGACCTGCTCCACGTCACCACCAAAGAGACCAGACATCACCGAATGCTCGTACGCTTCCTGGAAGATGCGAGCGGCCTCCGCGTCACCACGACTGAGGCGGTGCATCAGCCTCGCAGCTTCCATGCCGTACTTACCCATAGCCCACAGCGGGACCCCGCCCTCCGGCGAGATGTACATGTTCCAACCATCGGAGATGGTGTTACGGACCCGGTAGCCGGGGTTGACGACGGTGACAGCCACCTTCCAGCGGCCTGTGAGCCGTGCCCAGGTGCGGGCGAGGTCGGCCATGAACTGATCGTCGTGGATGACTTCGCGGATGCGCTTCAGGGCGTCGGCCATCTCAACCGGAATCGCCAGCGGTGCCCCGTTAGCAGCCTTGAGCTTATCTACCTCAAGGAAGCCCGGCTTGTAGGCCTCGGGGTTCTTGACGGACTTCTGGTGGTAGGCAATCTTGCGCTCTGCCGTGGCGATGAGCTTGGTATGCGTCTTCGCCCTAGCTCGCTGCTTGGCTGCCTCGGTATCGAGCTTCGCCTTCTGGGCGTCGAACCACTTGGCGGTGTCCTCGTCAACTTTCCGCTCCATCGCCTCGCGGCGACTACGGTGGTTGGCGAGCGCCTTCTTCTTGGTCGCGATCTGCGCCTGAATGTTACGGGGCGAGGGCTTCCAGTTGATTTGATCCAGCGTCCGTTGCCAGTCAGCACGAGCGACACCTTTGACGGCCGAGGTTGCTTCTTCGAGCCGATCTTTCCAGGTCTCTCCCCGCTTGAACTTGGCGCTGACAATCTGCTTGTACAGCGTGCCGTCAGGGGCGGCGGTAGGAAGGTCCTTCTTGATGTCGCTGAGGAGCTTGACCGTCAGGGCCTTGTACTGCGAGCCGTGGGGCTTCTCCCCGACACTGGCCTTAAGGTTCTTGGCCCGTGCTTCGGCTGCTGCTGCAGCCTGGTGAAGCCGACGGGACTTCAGCGCCTTGAGGCGAATCGGAAACAGCTTCTTGGCGGACGGCGGAAAGACCTTGTTGAAGTCCTTGTGCGACATCGTGACCAGCCGAGCTGGGCTCGGGATCGCGTCCTGGACCTTGTTCCTGCGCACCGTCGCTTGCAGCCGACGCACATCAGCGTTGAGCTGACGCTCCTTGGCGTCGAAGGCCCCACGCTTCACGGTCAACGCCGCCCGGGTACGGGCAAAGGCCTTGGCTTTGAGAGCACCAACAGCGCGGTTGTAGCCGGCATCAGTCGCCAGCTTCAGCTTTCCGAGCTCGCCTTCGCGAAAGTCGATTTCGTCGCTGCGCTTCTTGATAGCGGCAGCGTTAGGGATCCGGGTAGGGATTCCTTCGGCAGCCGCCAGGATGTTCTCGATCATGCGATCCGCGTGCGACTGTGCGCCTCGGCGTGCTCGAATAGCGAGCAGTTTCGACGGATCCGTCTCTACGAGATCGCGATACGTTCCGGTAGCGTGTAGCTCAGCTAGGTCCTTGACGGAGGTCGGCTTGTTCGCAAGCCGCTCGAACTCGAAACCAGGCGTGGTAAGGATCGTGGAGCCAAGCTGGTTGAGCTTCCGGCCGTCCTTGGTGTACATGTGGGGGACGTAAAGAACATCCTGCCCGTCCTTGTTGGCGCTCTTGAGCACCGCCCCGTAGTTGCGACCGTAGTCGAGGTCGGCGTGGAAGAGAACGTTGGTGGCGCCGTGCCAGGACTTGATGAACCGACCCTGCTTGTCGGACAGGGTGCCTGCCTGAACAGCCGCGTCCACCATGCCCTCGTTAAGGCGACGAGAGCGGATCGTGCCTTCGGAGTCCTTGGCTAGCTGGACAATACCCTTGGCATTCTCCCCAAAGTCGAGCGCCTGGAGCTGCTCATCGATTGTGAGGAAGTCCTCTGAGCGCTTATTGATGAACGGCGACAGGTGGCCGGCGAGGCTGGCAAGGTACTCCCGCTCACGGAGCTCAACCGTAGCCCGTCCGACGCGCTCAAGGGAGTGGAACTTTTCGTTTCTCCACCCAGGTTTGAATGCGCGTCCAAGATGCTCAGCGATACCCGGAACAACCGGGATCTTGCCGAGAAGACCAGCGCGCTCCCCGAGGTCAGCAACCCCCTTGAGGGAGCCGACCGGGATAGGAGTACGCACCACAAGCCGACCATTGCGCCAGTACTTGTCGGTCGTCTTCTTGGCGAAGGGAATCTTGTACTGGAACGAGAGCACTTTCTTGAGCTCCCGATCCGCCTCGGTCCTAGCCCAAGCCTGGGCTGCATGGAGTTCCGACTGCCGAGCCGGAGTGAACAACTGGTCGGCGTATCTCGGGTCAGCCCGGAGAGTCGTCTCCTGGATCCGGAGGTTGGCGAGGCCCGCACGAGCGGTGTAGCCGTCTCCGGCGGTAGTCAGGATATCCCGAGCCTTAATTAGCTCAGTCACATCGTCGGAGCCGTGTTGAATCAGCTTGGTGGCGTCAGCGACCTGCTTGGTCGTCAGACCCTTCTGGGCGAGCCTCGTCCCCACAACAGAAAGGGAGGCACCGCCTGTGACGGGGACAGCGGCCAGAGACAGAAGCATGGTCGGATCGGTAGCAATGTCCAGCCCGAGTCCGATCGTGCCTCGAAGGAACTTGTGGCTATCCAGAATGCCGTGCTCATCGAGCACCTGGCCGAACCCGGTCTTCTTCTTGCCTGAGAGACCGGCCCAAGCCCCTGAGAGGAAGTCTCCGACATCGATGTCGTTACCTTCGCCCTCAAGGGCTCGCCGGGTGCCCTCCGCAACGGCATAGGAGGGGCGCGCGATAAAGTCGAGCGCTGCGCCCACGCCGCCCGCGGTTCCGTGAAGAGCGCGTCCGAGCATAGAGCGCTTCTTCTTCTTAAGTCGCTGCGCTAGGAGGTACTGCTCTAGCGCCTGGAGGGCAGTCCTCTCACTGGAGGAGGGGGGAGACGGGAGAGTAGGAACAAATGCCCGTCCGCTACTCCCCCATCCCTGGTTTGGGTCGGAGGTAACTAGCGGCAGCAGGGGGCTAATAGCCACTTGTCCTCCTTTATGGGGTATACCGCTTCTTCGGGTGGTACTTATTCCACCAGTTGATTAGATTCGGCGTCAGGTGAGACTTGAGATACGCCTCAGTCGTCGGTGACCGATCGTAGCCGGCAATGTTGTACAGCCGGTTGCGCATCAAGTTGAGATACTGGTTGGGATGCACCTTGAGGTAGCCCATCGGCCCAAGCAGGTTCTCCTGGAGCTGCGCAGAGAGCTGCGCACGGGTACCGGGCTCAAGAGCCCCAAACTTATCGCCCTGGGTTCCAGCGAACTGCTGGAGACGAGCGCGTTCCTGCGCGTTAAGTACCAACTTGTTAGCGATATCTGCCCGCGCAGCTTGATTCGACAGACCTGCCTGCTCCATCTGAGACGGGAACATGCCGGCGCCCATAAGGATGTTCTGGATGCTGGCAAGCCGGCCAACTCGGTCGTCCTCGACGGCTCCGAGCTGCTGGAAGCGAAGGTTCTGTCCCTCGGCTCTACGATCGGCGTTGGCCTGCATGGCCTCGGCCTGTGTCGCGGCCTGGAAGCTACCCCGCTCCCCCGCTAGACCAGCGCGCTGTGCGGCTAGGTCGTCCTGGAGGTTCTGGCCCCGACGCTGCTCGTTACGCAATTGCTGGGCTTGCTCAGCGGTGAGGTTAGCTGCCAGTCCGGAAGCGTAGTTCTGCTCGTTCTGACTCAGGGCTGCAAGCTCCCCGAGGGCCGTAGCGCCCGCCTGGGCGATCCCGCGATTGCCGGGGTCGGCTTCGCCACCCAAAGCAGACATAAGCCCCTGGATGCCGGCAGATAAGTCGCCTTGATGGCGGGTGGACGCCTCGGCGTAGCGGTTACCAAGGCCTTGCGCGTTAGACAGCGCCTTGCCATACCACATACCGATGTCGTCCTGTGCCTGCTTAGCGTCGATACCAGCCTTGCCGTGCAGACGTGCGAGGGCTGCGTCCTGTGCGCCATACTTGGCGGAAGCCAGGTCCCGGGCGTACTTGGAGGGCTTCAGCAGCCCCCGATTGATCTGCTTTTCGGTCAGGACCGACTGTGCAAGAGGGCCTTTGCGGCCCATCTCGGACATAGCGGCCTTGACGAGCTGATCCATGAACTTCTGGAACTTCGGGTTCGTTTGTAGCGTGCCGTACGCGGGAGGATCAATGTATGGGACTTCTCCACCGCCATAGCCGCCCCCGCCGCCGCCACCGCTACCTCCACCGCCATGCCCGCTGTAGCCGCCGCTCCCCGGTGGGGTAGACGGCCCGCGAGGGGTTGTACCCTTCTTGGTGGGAGGCTTACGAGGCCCCATGCCTCTTTTCGTAGGGGGCTTACGCGGACCCATGCCCCGATTACGGCGCCCTGCCGGGGTGTTTTTGGGGACTTCAAACGGAGGCATTTACCTACCCCTCTTCGCGTATGTGGCGGCAGCGCCCCACCCGTACTTACGGAGAGGAGCGGCCTTAGCGGCCTGCTTACGCTGCTTGATAGTTGTCTTCCTGTTCTGAATAGGGATGGTCTTTGCCATCTGCTGTGCGTAGGGGGACGGCTCCGGATCGAGCCCTGAGTAGTCGGGAGTATTGAACATACGATTGGCGATTGCGTCCCGAATCGAGTCGGCGTCAATCCCCATCATCGTGTTGCGGTAGTCCCCCTCAGCCCGGAGGGCTGCGCTATCGAGGTCGCTGAGGCCCTGAGTGAACTGGTTACCGAGCTCCTGGGACTGAGCCCCATGAGCGTACCGGAGACCATGCTCTCGCTGTGCGCCTAGGCCGACATGGCCGACGCCCCTGGCACTAGCGTCATCCCAAGCAGCGCTAAGGTCGGAACCCTGACGCTGCTTGAGCTGCTGAACGGCCCCATATTGCGAGTAGGGGTCTGCCTCGAAGCCACCGCCTGTCTTAGAGCGCAATCCAAACTGATTGCGAAGCTGCTGACGCTGCGTACCGATGGACGCTTGGGCGTCCTGGAACGCCTTTTGTGCCTGAAGCTGGCGATCCCGGTAGACCCCGGAGTAGGAAATGTGGGGTGGGATAAACGCCATCTAACTCACCCGAAGAGGAGTAACAGACATCCACCTGTTATCAAACTGAATGGTCTGCGCCGACACCTTGTACTTAGATACCAGCGCAGTAGAGGCGGTTAGTGTTTTCTGCTCATTCCCCATGGGAGAGGAAACCTGTGTGTTGTTGTTGTCGTGCCCAATACCAAAACATGCATCGCCGTCAACGGCACCTGTTCCACCGATGTCGTAGGACATGATGCCGTACATTGAGACGGCCCCGCCCGACCGACGACACGACATCCCAATTTGTATCTGGTAGACGCCGCCACGAGGCACAGTAAAGGAGGGGCCTGCCGTAGTCAGTGCAACATACGACGTTGAGGCTGTAGTTTCCGCTGCAGCCACATCGACTCTCGCGGGAGCACCGCCGACGAACTCCCACTTATCGCCGTGTGAAGAGCCGCTGTTATACCTGAATGTCCACTGATAGGTAGGCGCTGTAGTTGAGTCTACGAGGTACCAAATATCGCCGGATACCGGAGAGCCGGGAGGAGTAGTTGCGTAAGTGTAGGTAGGTCCACTAACAACTTGCCAAGACCCGTCGCCTCGAAGGAACTTAGTGTTATCGGGGGTACCAGAACCGAGCGAGGTCGGGCCGATGTTCGTGACGGACGAACGCACCCAGGCCGAACCATTCCACACCGGAACCTCGCCTGAGACAATGCCTGCGGGCTTGTCCGCGTGGTTGTTGAAAGCAGTCTGGATTGAGGCGACGATGTTGTTAAGCCCAACACCAGTCGGCCGATCTGCGTTCACGTCATATGTTGCAATAGAGTCCGGGGTAGTAACAGGCCCGGTAGCGTCGGTTGCTATGTCTTACTCCTATGCTGCTTTGAAGTGAATGCCGTCAATGCTAGTGCGCGTAGCCGAGGCGGTGGTCATTACGACTTGCCCGTCCATCTGCACCGTTACTCGCCCGAAGGCGCCGTTGGCGTCAATGACGAAGATTTGCTGTACGTCGGGCCTGGAGCCCGCCGGCAGGGTGAAGGACGTCGCACCTAGGGTTCCCGAGGATAGGTTCCCCCGAAGGTGGACAAACCCCAAAGGGTCCTTCCAAAATGCAGCGGCGCCCCAGGGAGATCCGGTATTCGTCCAAGAGTTCTGAAAGGTCGGCTCGCCAACCAGCCCAACCCGGTGGTAGTTGGGATCCCGGGCGAAGCTGATCTGATCCCTGACCGTCAGCAACTCCTGAATCGTCAGGTTGTCGATGGCGGTCTGGCCGATAGCGGCCGGGGGGTCCTTCTCGAAGAACTCCTTGATGAATCGTGTCAGCCGGGTGGAGTCCCAATTACCAATGCTGTCGCCAATGTCGAGCGCCATCTAGACCTTGCCTGCCCGCTGGTACTTGAAGCCGAGCTGATACGGACCCATCGTGAACTGAGTCATGTTGGCGTCTTCCTGGTAGAGGCGGAAGCCTAGGAACTGCGAGCGCTTCTGGAACTTGATCTTCTTGGGACGGAAGAACTCGTTGTTGATCGACGACCACGTTGAGAACGTACTGCCTAGGTTGCTCCACGTTGGGAACGCATTTCCGAGGGTCGTCCAGGTGTAGCCGCTGGACTCGTACTCCGACAGAGCCGTAGCGCCGACGTTGTTGAGGCCGACGATGGTGTCCAGCTTCATGTCCCCGCCTGCGGCTAGGTAGTACAGCGCGAGGAATTTATAGTTCTTCCTCCGAAGAGAGTCGCCTGCATTGAACTTTTTGGACTCGAAATAAAAGTCAGGACCGGCGGTATTGCCGGCACAGGCAAAGGCGTCAAGTCCGGTTGACTCGAATAGGGAGCTGGCGTCAATGAGTCGGGCGATTGTGGCATCATTCACCTGTAGGATTGGGGTGTTGCCCTGGTCAGCCGGGAGCTGCTCGAAGCCGAGGAAGTCGATGTTCTTGAGGAACACCGGAGCTCGGGTTACCAGGTTGAGGCAGTAGGTGTGCCGAGTAGGGGTCGTCGTCGTGAAGGCCTTGGTGATCCCTGTCGTCGGGAGCTGGTTCTCTACGTAGAGTAGGTAATGGTCTCGGTAGACCGCACCCCACATGCGATACTGCATCGGATTGAAGTTTCGGAGCGCAGTCTTCCAGTAGTCTCCGAGCTTGTCTTCGACAAGGTTCCGAACCTGGATGCCGTCGAAGTAGTGGATGCCGTCCCGGCCTGCCCAGATCGCGCCGGAGCCGTACGGCACGACGCTCATGCCCGATAGTGCACCGTCGTCCCAAATCTTACGCACCTGGAACGTCGTCGGAGAGTTACCGAAGATCCCGAAGACCTCCTTCTCCTTGAGCACTAGCACAGAGCTAGCGCAGGCGAGGATCGCGACGATCGGGTCGTTCGTACCCTTGGTGGAGGCCACCGGAAGGAAGTCACCGTCAAAGGGAGAAAGGTCTAGTCCCTCGGGGTCAGCGGGGTCGCTGAACCAGATCCGCTCCGTCTTGTCTACGGACGATCCCTGATTGGCGTACCACTGCCGCTCGGCATAGGAGGCGTTGAGGAAGCCCACCTTGTCGGCCTGCGTCGTCGTCAGGATTGTGTAGTCCGAATCAACGCGCAGCGCGATATAACGCTCGTTGCTGCCAGAGATAGAGGGGTTGGCAGCAAGCGCGACCGAGATGTCCGTCGCCACGCTATTGATGCGCCCGATATAGGCGTTGTCGCTGGCGCGATACATGTGCCAGTTCTGGGCGAACGTAATCGTTACGGTGCCGGAGGCAACCGAGTTGACTGACAAAGTGATCTGCGAAGCAGAGTCGATAGAGCGAATAACTGCCCCGGTACCGACGCCTGTGCCGGTCACGATCATGTTTACGCGGAGATCCGAAGTCTGCGAGAGCCCGGTAATAACGGCGTTGCCGTTAGTCGTGGTGCCGGAGCGCTGGATAGTGGCTCCGAGCTGCTGCGAGAGGAACTTCGTGTTTGCCCCGACAACGGTGGTCGAGTTGACGTCGAATGTGACCCGTCCCTTGACGACCTTCGGGGCAAGGCCCCGGATGGACTGGAGCGTGTACGGCTTCGCGGATCCGGAAAACGGGGCCGGCTTCTCCAGCACTAGCGTGGTGTTGTTGGTGACGACTTGGACGACACCAATCAGGACGCTGTAGTACGGCTCCGATGTCTCAGCGAAGAGGAACATCCCCGGCGAGACGTTGCCGACGAACAGGGTGCCGGAGCCCGAGATAGACGTCGAGCCACGGTTGAAGGTGATCGTGCCTGTGGTGTAGTTTGCGCGATTACCGCCACGCCAGATTGCGAGTCCCTGCGAAGGGGAGTCGGCGTCATACGCGCTGGAGATACCGATAGCGGCCCCGCCGTTGAGAAGCGGCTTGGCATCGACAATGCGAGCCGGGGTCGTAGGGGGATCAACCGGAAGCGCGAACGGCCAGGCCACGTCCACCTTGGTGGTGCGGTCTGCCGAGTACAGGGAGATGAATCCGTTGGAAGCGTCGCCAGTGGGCGCAGCAAGGATGAAGTCACCCTTGGGGTCAATAGCGCCAAACAGCCCGCATCCCTTGTGGGTATGCGCGACAACGTTCGGAACGGGTGTGACCGGCCCTCTCCGGCGAAGGATTCCGGGCCGGTCAGTCAATCCATCTTGGATGTAGCGGGCCTCAGAGTCGTCAAGGCTCTGCGCCGGGAGTGCCAGATTGGCGCCACCTGCCGAGCCCTCAAAAGTCTCGGTATCGAGGGCCAATGGTTACTCCTTAGTCGTAAAGATCAAACGAATCAAGAACCTCAATCGAATCAGGGCGGTCATACTGCCGTGCCCACTCCTGGGTGCGCATCTTCACGACCTCTTCATCAAACAATTGCTTGGCTCCGACAGAGAGCTCGGGGTCGTCGTCCTGGTAATACAGGTACTTGAGTGCCCCATAGACAATCGCCATGTGGTGCTCCCAAGGGACGAGAATATTCGCTTCTGTGCTAACCGCCGTTAGCTTGGTGACACGCCTGATGTAGTTGATAATCACGGTGTCGTAGCCGGCGGTAGGCATCGGCCAAAAGTGCATTGTCTTGTTGATGAAGTAGTAATAGAGGGGCGGGCCGGGAGGCTCTGCTGGATCCGTCTTGGCTAGAAGTTCTTCGTGACGAATTGGAACTAGTCGGCGCACGCCTCCGAGTCGGGTGTCGATGACTCCGGTAGCGGCCCGAAAGTCCGTCGGAAAGTCGGTAGGTACAGCGGAAGTGCCGTCGAACGCTACGCCGTCAGACGCTTCCAAGAAGGGCCAGGGCTCAAGTCGGCAGATGTCTGTGTACGCGGCATTGATGGCCGCGAGCTTGTCGGCAGACGGGGTATCCGTGAAACCGTGACCTTCAATGAAAGTGATAATCTCGGCTGCTGTCATTTACATCGTGCGCATCGGCCCGCCACCACCGCCACCGCCGTAACGGGTGTTGATAATCGGCTGGTTAATCAGACCTCCGAGTCCGTTGAGGAACCACGGCAGGAATGCGCCGCCACCCATGGCCGACGTTCCCTGGTACTCGGTGCCGACGTTGAACGGGCCGCCGTCTAGCTCAGACCCGAACTGCTCTGGGTCCGTACTAAGGCTCGGCCTTGGCATCTGCGCGAGACCGTCGAGACCCTGGTCGTAGAGGGGCGCGTTAGGCGCGTTAAGCTGCGAGTTAGAGAAGATATTGGTCGGCGCGTTAGGCTGCGTTACGTCAAACGCCAACTGCTCGAAAGGCGAGGAGTAAGCCCACGGAGTCTGCTCCATGTACTCGGCCTCACCGATATCGGGGCCGAACGGGAAGCCCTGGCGATTCACAAACTGGTTCTTCTGTCCCCCACCACGTCCCGGCCGGAAGCCGTAACCGCCGCCCCGAAAGGCGGACTTGAGGCGCTCCTTGGACTGGATCCGCCTGCCGGCCTTCTGAGCAAGCATGTTTGCAAGCTCCTTGCGGCGAAACTGTGGGGTGCGCGGGTCGAGCCCGGGCTGTCTCACTAAACCTCCCTAGGTACAAAGACGCGGGGGGTCGGATGCGTGCCCATCTTGCGGTGTGACCACTCAAGGACTTCTGCAGCCTGGCCGGATGCGTCATCAGCTTTGTCTCGAAGCGGCTGGAGTCGTTTCTCATTCCGCTTCCACATATCGTTCAAAATCTTTTCCCCGTGCCGAAGGGTGTCGGCCTGCCAGAGGCGCTTTACAGCAGCCTCGGGATTAGGGACTTCATCGAACCCCAAGATCGGGAGGTCAGCCTCCGAGGGGGGCGTCTTGAGGTAAATGCACCACTGCCCTGTATCCAGGTTGCGGTCGAAATAGAGGCGCTCGTCGTATTCCGACACGGCCTTATCGACCACGAGAATGTCGGAATCAACCATCCCCCGTCCTTGGACGAAGGTGACAAATCCCATAGAGTCTCCTAGTTAGGGGAAGGCGGGGGGCTCCCGAAGGAGCCCCCAACCAATAGGCCTTACAAGGCCTTACACGCCAGTCGTGTCACCCGTGAAGGTGAGGACGCCCATCGTGTTCCGGCGGTCAACGCCAAGCTGGAAGTAGGTCGCAATTCCAGCCTCCCAGGCGTCGTAGTTGGTAACCCACTTGAGGACGTCGCCGTCCTCAGCAAGCCAGTGCCAGTCTTCGTTGCTGAAGTTCTTGATGTGGTCCGTGTCCACAAAGTAGACGCGACCGAACCGTGCATCAACATCATCAATGAGGACCGAGTTGTTGAAGGCGAGCGCCTCCTTGTCGTACCCGGACTTGATCTTCAGCGGCTCCGTGTAACGCACCTGCGACTGCAGGAGGTTGTAGTAGATCCGCTGGCCTGCCGGCGTGGTCAGAAGAATGCTCGGGGTCTTATTACCCTTCACACGAATCGTGTTCCACATCTGCTGCAGCCGGTCGAGCGAGAGGGTCGTCGCCGTGAGGTCGCGGTTGTTGTCCCAATACTCGTTACCGGCCGACGCCGCGTTGATGCCACCAAACGTGTTGGCTGCATCAGCGATGACAGTCTGCAGGTTGTTGATCTCGTTGCCGGCGTTACCGGCCCGACACACGAAGTTCGACGTAGTAGTCGTAATCGCAGTCGTGACGGTAATGGACGGCGTGGCAACGTTGACGGCCGTAATGGCCTCGCCGTTAATCAGCGAGGTCGGAGAACCGGCCGTACCGATGTCCACGCGCATACCGACGTAGAGGTGTCCCTTCCTAAGCGGCTCAGCGGAGTTAAGGACCACCGTGGACGAGGACGAGGTCGAACCGCAGGTGACAATACGACCGTTACCGCCGGTCGTGTTACCATCCGACGGACCCCAGACCTGACGAGCGAGGTCCTTGCGCAGGTCGTTCTTGAGGAAGTCCATCTCGGACTTCAGAACATCAAGGAACGAGCCCACCTGAGCCTTGGTCTTCGCCATCGCTGCACCGGAGACCTGGATCCGACCGTAGTGGTAGGTCAGATCGTAGACGGCACGCGCCCAAGTCTGGTTACCAGCATCCGGGAGCCTAGGCGGGTTACCACCCGACTCCGTACGAGAGCCGATACCGCCTGAGCGGTTCGTGTGCAGCGGGACGACAACCTGGTTACCTACCATCTGGAAGTCCTTAACCTTCTCTAGGCGAGAAAGGAGCTCAACTTCGTTATTGAGCTGCTCTACCACCGGGGGGAGGTAGACATCCTTAAGGAGTGATGAGACAGTTTGGATAATTGCGCCAGGCATTACCTAGTGCTATCTCCTTCAGAGGTCGTCTATTACGGGATAGCCGACCCTTTCTACTTAGAGGCCCTCAAGCTCCACCATGGCACGCCGCTTGGCATACTCATGGGCTTCCTTGAGAGAGGGGAAGGACTCAGGGATCTGAGACCCACCCGTAGCAGTGGGGGAGGTTAGTGCTGCCGGCACCGCCGTCTTGGTGTCCACATACGAAGAAAGGATCCGCTGGCGATGAGACTCATAGGCCTTCTGGGCCGACACAAGATCGGCGCCGTAGGCGTACGAGAGCTCGTAGATCGCCTGGATATCCTCTTCCTTGTACGTGGGGTTAGTCTGGCGGATAGCGGTTTCCTGCTGAGCCAAGACCGCTTCGATCTGGCTCTGGGTCCGCTCTGCCTCTAGCTGCTCCTTCCACTGTCGAAGATCATCAAGCTCGCGCCTGACGCTCTCCGCATCGGGGTCGGTATAGTTCCAGTCCGTCTCCGTACCGTCCTCGGTCTCAAGACCCGTCTGAGTGGCGGCGACCTGCTCGGCCTCTGCCTTACTCAGCCCGAGCTCCTGGAGATAATCCGTAAGCTCAGTATGAAGCTGGACTAGATTCTGGGGGTCCCGGAGCGCCTGGGCAAACTCCACGGCATTCCGGACCTGATCGAAGTCGCCAAGCGACTCGACCTCCTTACGCTGAGCTGCAAGCTCCTGTGCCTTCTGCGTGTAGTCACGCTGCATGGAGTCGAACATCTCACGCATCTCAGGCGTAAGGGCATTTGGGTCCACGCCATGAAAGAGTCCCGGCTTCTCTGCCGAGTTGCTCTCTGCGTCAACCCCTGAAGGCACTTCAGTGGATTCGGGCTGTGCTTGCTCGACCGGCTCGACCGGGGGGTCAATGGCGGCTTCGAGTGCGGCCCTGGCCGCTTCGGTGTCGTAACTACTCAATTAGTCTCCTTGTGCCAAGGCGAGTGCTCTAGGCTTGCTCTCCTTGACTTCGGACCACTCAGCGTCGATTACGTCTGCTCTCTGCTGAATGGCGGCAGCGCTGGAATCGACAAACTGTGCCAGCTCTTTAGCCAGCTCCTTAGCGTCGATCGACTGCACCGCTACGGTTTCGGTCCGGTTGGTCGCCAGACCCTTAGCTACACGGATCTTGTCCTCAAGGACACCGATCCCTGTCACGAGCTCGCGGGCGGTTGCCTGCCCAGCTTCGACCTTCTCGCGTAGCTTCACGAGCATCAGGTCGCGTACCTCGGTGGCAACAACGACGAAGTCGGGGAGGTCGGGAAGGTCACTCACATCGGGGTAACCTTCCTTTTCCCACTTCATCTTCCAGTCGCGGAGGGTCCCTACCGGGATGCCTGTCTCCCGAGCCGTAGTTCGGAGGGCTCCCCGGTTCACCTGCAAAATGAGTGCCACCTGCGCTTGCTCATCTTCGGTGTAGATCCTTCTCGCCATTACTTACCTTTCGGCTTGGCTGGGGCTGGTTTAGGCTTGAAGTTAGACTCCTTAGCCTTCTTCTCAGCCAGGTCGGCGTCTGCTGACGCCTTCCGTACGGCCTGCCCGTGGAGTTCTTCGGCACGGAGGTCTGCATTAGACTTCGTTACCGAGTCGAGCTCCTTAGCCTCGTCATCTCGCAACGCGGCACGTTTCACTTCAGCGTCCGCTGTCTTGGCTTCGAGAACCGCCAGCGCGGCTTCGGTTAGGTTGTTACCTTCCTGACCGGGGCCGGTAGCGTCCGTATCAGGCTCGTCCACATCGTCCGAAACCCACGTGAGCAGCGGAGGCTCAAGCGCGTCTTCCTCCTCAACCGGCACGCCGGCCTTCTGGAGGATCTTGGTCTGAGTGGCCGGACCAGCAGTGCTCTTGATCTGGAGGTTGACCCTCGGAGCCTGCGGCTCTGCCTGCGGGGCGTTGTCCTGAGCGGCCTGCTGCAGTGCAGCGAAGTACGTGAAGAAACCCTGTCGGGTATCCGTACCTAGGCCCTCGAACTCGATCCCCTTCATGAACATCGACGTGACCGCAAGATGCGTTGCGAAGTCGATTCCGGGCTGGGGTGACAGCGCGGCCTGAATGAGGACCTGCTGCGCGTGCTCTGGGGACTCTAGGGGCTCGCCGGTCTGTGGGTCGAGGCCTTGGTTAACGGCCATCATGGCCTGCTGCGCGGCTTCGGGGTTGATCGGCTTTCCTTCGAGGATCTTGTCGATGTTGCGGTAAGCGAGGTTCTCGTCTGCCGCCATCTGAGCTTCCAGCCCGGAGAGATCGGCCAAGTCGAGGTACTTGTGGGCCTGATGCACAGGAACCACACCCATCTCGATCAGCCGCTCAATCCTTGCTTGCCTGCCTGCGCGAGTGCGCGGAAGGCCCGAGCCTGTCTCCGCGTGCACGGAGATGTTCCCGGTGATATCTGAGTTGATAAACTGCTTTACCTGAACGCCCCCGCCGGATCCCCTGATCTTCAGGAGCCTCGGCTCGACGTAGTGGGTCTGGGCGAGACCGAGCATCTGCTGACCTGCGCGGGCTAGCGACGTCTCCAGGAGCTTGATGATCGGCGCCAACTTGTCGGTCGCCATCTCCTGCAGGAGGTCGATTGCTACGCCGGCTTCGACGTTCGGCGGCACCTTGCCCTGGAGAACCTCAGCCGAGAGAAAGATGTCGGAGAGGCGCTGCTGAACGTTGTTCAGTACTTCCAGGATGTAGGGCGGAAGGGCCGGCACCTGCTCCCACTCCGGCTTGGCATAACCAGTGCCGGCGGGAAGGAGGTCGAACTCAATTGCCTGCCCGGGCTCCGTGGTGGGCCTCGTGCTAAGCGAGCCACGGGGAGCGATCATACGAGGGTTAACCGTGAGGTTCTTGTACTCGATGATCTGCGAAAGGGTGCGATTAAGCTCTTTCTGGATCGGGACGGCGTGGGTAACAACGGAATCGTCGTAGACCGACCCAGGGACGCGCATGCCGGCAAACTTGACCAGCGGGAGCTGGTTGTGGGGGAAAGGCCACTTCTCGTCTGCGAGAATCTGCTTCTCCTGACCCTCGGTGAAGACGACGTAGCGGCCGTCCGGCATCGAGGCGCCAGGCTTGAAGTAAGCGATGTAGATGTTGCGCACCGAAAGCTCGGGGGCTCCGGCAGCGTTGGCGTACGGGATCGTGGCGTCCGGAGAGGCTGGGGCTGCGTCGGGAAGAAGATCCTTACCCCACTGCGCCTTGATGTCATCGGGATCCATCGAATGGCGACAGATGACGTACTTCGATTCCTCGAAAGTCTTGGCGGTGGGGTCGAGGAAGACATCGAAGGGGGACATGACATCCACCTTCACATCGCCCATGTAGACGATCTTCTCTTCCGGCTCGATACCGTACTGCTCTAGGTTGCGCTTAAACTCGGCCTTCAGGGCCTCGTCAACGATCGGCTGCCCATCTGGCCCCAATGTGAAGCGCATCTGTTTGGCAGCGAACGGGTCCCAGGTGATCTTCCAGTAACCGGCCGAGGCGACAATGCTCCAGAGGAGAGCCTCGTCCAGCTTCTCGTCGAGTCCGATATCCGTCCACCAATACTCAAGAAGCGACTGAGCCATCTGGGTAGCACGGACTTCATTCTCGGCCCCAGAGCCGGGGGTGGCAAAGAGTCGCGGCTTGGTCTTGGTGAGCTGCGCGAGCAGCGTGTGTGCTCCCGGCATGATCTGGTTAGAGACCACCCGGACGCGATGGCGAGGCTTGGTGCCCTCGTCCACCCCGAGTGTCTCCAGCCGGTCAGAGCGGGGAGCGTAATACGTGTACTGCCGGCCCTTGTAGAACGCCAGGTTGAGCCGCCACTGGCGCTCCAACGGTGTCCTATGTGTTCTTAGGGCCTCTAGCTTTTGGCACAGATCCTCTACGGTCTTGAGTTGTGAGAGGGGCTTAGTGCGCGTTGAACCGCTTGTGTCTGCCACGGCTCACCTCCTCTCTACAAACCGACCGGGACTGTGATTTCAGCGTTCATGAACCCGATCTCCTTGAGTACGTCTTCGTACTCGTCCTTACTGATCTGCCCGGTAGAGAGGAGGTATTGCGCGTCCTCCTCGTTCTCCGACACATGCAGCGGGAACGAGCGGGTTTTGATAGGAGCGGTAGGCGCCCAAACAGGCGCCTTAGTCTGTGCAAGCTCCCGAGAGAGCTCGACAATCTGCTCCGTTAGTTGCTTGTTGATCTCAAGGAGTTGGGCAACAAGGCCCTCGTCCATTAAGCCGAAGGCTCGGAGAGGGCCTTGAGCGCGGCGTCGATACGATTGCCTGCCTCTGCCAGCTTTGCCTGGGAGGCCTTGAGCTTCCCCTGCGCGCTCTTGTTCTCGGACCAGCCGATCGCGTCAGCGAGACCAGTCACACAAGACAGACAGACAACCTTCCGGCCGTTGAGCGGGTTGAAGTACCCGGCATCAAACTCCCGAAGTGTATCGACGAAGCCATCTGTAGGCGCAAGCTCACAGATGAAACAGACGCCCGGATCAAAGGGGGGCGCGCCCTCGCGAGAGAACATCTTACTTCCCGAAGGCGATGAGACGGACGCGGTTCGCTGCCGAGGAAAGATCCGTGTTCGCCGGAACCTCGTTGAGCGCACCGGTGGTGGCGTTCTGTCGGAAAGCCATCAACTTGCCGTTGATAGCGTCATAGACGACGACAAAGCCGGCGGACCCACCGGGCGAGCCGGAGACAGCCAGAAGGCTCACCTTAAAGCCGGGAATGTTGACGTGCGAGAAGAGCTCGCCGGTCGTAGTGTAGTTTGCGCCGGAGGTCACGTTGACGTCAAGGACCGCGTAGCGCAGGTCCCCGAAGACGCCAGACTTAACCTCGGTAACAGTACCAAGAGCCAAAATAACTCCTTAGAAGTTTGTTCCTAGGTGTTCATCCCAGGGGGCATTACGTCGCCGGTGTCCGGGACGGTCGCGCAGGGCGAGCATCTCTAGAGAACCGGCCGGCATATCGTCCTCCGTCCAAGGGAGGTCGGGAGTGCTGGAGGGCATTCCCGGAAGGAGCGCACCAGCGGTGCGCAGTGCGATCTCTACCGCGTCGAGGAGGTCGTCCTTCGGATTCCTAAGCTCCGAGTCGTAGTCCAACCACTCGTCGATGAAGTCAGAGTGCTCCTTCTTAATCCGGATGCGTCCGGTCTTGAAGAGAGGAGCCATCGCCAGGATGCGCTCAAACTTCTTCCCCTTCGCGAACATGTTGATGACGTTCGGGAGTCCGGGGAGACGAAGCGCCTGCTGAGCCAGGGCTGCCTGATAGGCGACAGCCTCGACTCCGATGTACTGCGGGTGGTACTTAGCGTGCCACTCTGCGATCTTGTCCAACTGCTCCGGGAACGGAATGTGGTCACGGTAGGTGTCGTACAGGAAGGCCTGACTGTGGTCCTCGGTTACGGCCACACAAGCCATAGCGAAGTGGTCGGCCTTGTCGTTGAGTGAGATAGCGGGGTCAACGCCGATGTAGAACCGCAGCGGCTTCAGCTTCCCATCGCTATCCCGGGGGAGGGTGATGATGTCTGCGGCCGGGTCGGCCTTGTAGCCCCAATACTTGAGCCACTCGCCGGCGAGCTCGCGGCCCGCCATAGCGTTCCAGTCAGCGCAGTACTCGCGTCGGAAGATCAGCGGGTGGGTGTTCTCCTTGACGTACTGCCACTCTTCCTCGTTAAAGTACGGATTGTCGATCGACCAGTACTCCACCCGTCCGATGCGATCGTCGGTAAGGGCCTTCTCGCCCCAGAACTCGTCGTAAAACCAGTTCTTGTAGTCCGGCGTCGTCGTAGCGAGGACTGAACCAAGTCGGTCGGCCAGGGCCGGGCGCACAACCATCCAGGCGTCTTCGTTGGGGATGAAGGAGGCCTCGTCCATCCAGAGGAAGTCGAGACCGGCACCACGGAGGGAGTTCGGGTCGTCAGCCGTCTTGAAGAAGAGCCAGGAGCCATTCTCGAACTCGAACCACCGATTGCCTTTGTTCTCCTTGTACTCGACGCCGTGCTGGAGCCCCGCCTCCTGTAGAACCTGTCTGAAGGTCAGGAGGGCCGGTAGGCCCGAGGGGTAGTCCTTGGTCAGAACCCAGGCGACGAGGGGACGATCAGAGTCCTGCTGGTGGGCGTCCCGGTGGTGACGCTCGGGGTGGAGCAGATAATAGAGAAGCTCCCACGCCGCTGACAGCGTTTTACCACCACGACGACCTGCCACAAGGTGCCGGAATCGACAGAGCTTGGGACCATTTTCGAGGGTATGGAAGATTGTCTGGAACGGATGCGGTTGGTATCCCTTGGACAAGAACCACTGGAACTTGTCGGGATACGCTAGGACCCGCTCACCTAGATCTTTGACTGACGGGGTAGTTACCCTCGCATGATAGGAAGGCAGCTACTCCTCAATCCGATCGATGAAGCCGTATCGTAGGGCTTCCTCAGAGTCGAGCCACCAGTCGGTCTTCTTCCACCTGCGCTTGATTTGCGCCACCGACAAGGTGGATCGGCTTGCCAGGATGCCGCAGCACTTGTCTTGGAGACGCCCCATGAACTTGAGGACGTCCTCCAGCTCCGAGGCTTTGCCCATGTTTCCGCCGGAAACCTCGTGGATGAGCATAAAGCCGTTTTGGCCCATCACCCGCTCGTCTCCGGCCTGAAGAAGCACGCCTCCCATTGAGGCTGCCATGCCGATGGACTTCGTAGTCACGTGATGTCCACGGGCACGAATGTCCTGGATGGAGTCGTAGAGCGCCAGGCCCTCGAAGACGGAGCCCCCGGGGCTATTGAAGACCACAGTCATGTCGGAACCAGGGTTCTTACGCGCCCACATAGCCAACAGCTCCACGCAGTCGGCAGACGTGATAGGGCTTACGGGGCCGTGGAAGTAGTAAACCTGGGCCTCGTTGGACGAAGCATTCTCATCCCGAAGGCGGCGGTTGAGCATCTTGGTTTCGACGTCGTTCTTCTCTGCGATCCTTAGATTGCGCTCCCGCTCGGATTCGAGCAGGGCAATCTTTGCCAGCAGGAGGTCATCCCGAGTGGCGCGCATACGATTGCTTACTCCTTAGAGGGGGCTAATAGACACCGACGATGTTCGTAGCGGTCGTGCCGGTTGCACGAACTTTTCGGACGGCGAGGGGCAGGAGGGTACCGGCAGGGACACCGGAGAACGTCAGAATGGTGTCGTTCATCATCTGTACCGAGAGGTTGCCTGCACCACCGATCCACAAGCCGCGGGTATAGAAGGCAAAGTCTGTGGAATCGTTGGGGGTGACGCTGAATGCAGCAGTAGCCGGGGAGTCAAGCCCGCCGGGACCGCCGTACCAGCCCATCTGGATGGACATTAGAGGTTCAGGTGTCTCCTGTTGCCGAAGTGAACGCGGGATAGGATGCGCATGAAGGTTGAGCCGTCCGGGACGAAGTCCCCAAAGACGTTGGGGTTGCCGATCTGAGAGGCAGAGCCGAGCCCAGAAACAGTGACGGTGACGCCGCCTGTGAGGATCGTGACAGCGCTGAATGAGGAGGCGCTAGCGAGTCCGGCGGGAGAGACGATAACTCCCCCGGGGATAATGGTAACTGCGCCAAAGGAGCTGGCTGACGCCAGTCCCGATACCGGCACGATAACGCCGCCGGGGATGATGGTGACGGTCCCGAAGGAACTGGCGGATGCGAGCCCTGCGGGAGTAACCGTTTGCCCTGCGACGGTGACTGTCGGGGCGCCGAAAGCGCTGGCTGAGGCCAGCCCGGAGACGGCGACAGTGACGTTGCCCGGGACAATGGTGACGGTACCGAAAGAACTGGCCGATGCAAGGCCGGCCGGAGTGACCGTCTGGGCGCTTGCTGCCGCCTCCAGGGGAAGAACGCGCAGGTTGTCCGCCATGCCGGCGTTGGGGACGACAAAGACGCGCCGCTGGCCGCGCCGGTAGATGTAGGCCATGTTCTAGGCTTCGATGAAGCGGACTTGGCCGTGGATCGTCGCGGAGGTTGTCTGCCCGGCGAAACAAACCACCATCCAGCCAAGGCAGGCGTCGTCAGCAATCTCTGCCAACTGCCCGCAGCCGCCCATCAAGGCGTTCCAAGAGGTCGGCATGCCGCAGACGAGGGGGATCAAGGCCAGCGGCTTGAACAGCGTGACACCGAAGTTGCCGGCGGTGCCGGTGGTCGCCGCCACGGTCACGGTCTGTACCGACCGCACCCCGGTGTCGCCTTCTGCCAGCGGCAGCACCAGCAGGGTGTTGACTTCCCGGTAGCTGGTTCCGCCGAATGTAATCACGGGGCTGGTGATGCCGGAGTTGTTGTCCTGGTCGGTGTAGCTCGCGGTGAGGGTGGTCGCCGTGGTGCCGATCTGTGTGTAGATCTCGACCCCCATCATGACGCCGGCGCCGAGGGTATATCGCGTCAAAGCCGCCGTATTGACGTTCTGGGCGGTAGTTGTCGTCGCGCTAAGCCCGCCCATATGCGAAAGCCGGTCGATGAGCATCAGATGCATACCGACGTTTGCCGGCACAGAGCTTATGACATCGACTGCAGCCAACCAGAGGTCGTTACCACCGCCGGGGTTTTGGCGGAAGTTGATTTCCATAGCCCCGGTCGTAGCCATTGACGGGGCGACAGCGCCGGCCGGGGTGGTGCCAGCGAATGGGGCTACCGTCCACATGCTTCGGATCGCGCGCGCGGCGGCGACCGAGGTAGGGCCGGACTTGGTGATCGGGACAGGCTGCCACGGGTTGTCGGTCTTAGAGCGGAAGGTGTCGAGGTCTGCGACGGGCATTACGCCTCCAACATGTGAAGCGAGCCGAAAATCTGCGGGCGAGTAGTGCCGTTGGCGATCCAGGCCATTGCGAGACAGGCGTCCGTGGGAATTTCGATAACCCCGGGGTCACCGAAAATCAGGTCGCGAGAGGTACCGCCGCCTCCGTAGACGGGGATGGTGACCAGCGGGTGTGCCAGGATCACGGCGAAGTCGCCGGCTGTGCCGGTAGAGGCGACAAGGTCTACGTCTGCCACATTGCGGACACCGGTGTCGCCGGTAGCCAGGGAGACAGGAATGATCCTTTCGGCCTCCTGGAGTCCCGCGCCGCCGATAGAGAACGTCGGAGAAATAACGCCGGTGTTGCCGTCCTGATCGGTGTAGTTGACGGTGGCCGTAGTGGCTGTAGAGCCGATGGCAGTCTGAATTTCGATCCAGACCTGGTTGCCGACGCCGCTGGAGTACCGTGACGGCGGGGTAAAAGAGACGGTTTGGGCTGTCGTGGTGGTGCCGGAGAATGTTCCGTCCGCCGCCAGGCGGTCGTAGAGGACGATGGTGCCGGCGACGTTGGAGTGAAGGTTGGCGCCGACTAGCCACTTCTGGCGACCCCCGCCGGGGTCGGCCTGCTTGAGCCCGCCGTTGGTGGTGTTGTCGAAAGCGGCTCCGGTAGCGCCCTGCACTGCTCCGTGGGCCGGCTGCCCTTCGTAGCGCCAGAGGGATGTCCAGCGTCCGGCGACGGTAGCGGCAGCAAGCGCTCCGTTGACGCGCTCCTGCTTGTGGAAGAACAGGTGCTCCGGGGTGCCGGAGTTGCCCCCCGTCAGACGGTTAACGAGGGCGGAGAGGTCTGCAATCTCGGCCATATTAGATCTTGAAAATGAACGGGCTAGAGTTGGACCACTGGACGGTGATGTCGCCGCCGTTCGGGGTGACGGAGAAGCCGTCGATATAGGCGATCAAGGGGGACGTGGAGGCGGTACCAGTGTCTTTGTAGATCACCAAGGCGTCGATAGCTGCCCCGGAAGGGACTGCGGTAAAGACGGCATCAGCGGCGTTGAAGCAGCCAGGGTGCGAACCGGCCCCATCAGTGGTCTTGGAGCCCAGAGTGACGTCCGTGACGATGGCTGCAGGCAGGTCATTGAGAAAGTCGTGGCTCTGGGAGAAGGTATAGGCGGAGACTCGGACCAGCCGGACCTTAATGGTGTCCACCAGCATGTCGTCATCGGCATCGAGAAACCGCTTGAGCGTTAGGTCGTAGTGCGCAGAGGCCATCTAGACGCTCACGGTCTGGCTAGGGGGGTTAGAACGGAGCTCGTTGAGCTCCTGCTCGTTAAATGGGCGGCTTAGCTCCCCTGCGGCGTAGCCCCGAGCGACGAAACGGTCGGCAATGGCGGTGGGGAGGAAGGTTACGGTGCCGGCCGGGTGCTCTCCGACAGAAACGAGCATGAGAACGCGGCGCTTGTTGCGCCGGAAGGGGTTGAACAAGCTGGCTACTCCTTAGAGTCGTCTGCGGGGGAGCTCGGACGAGCTGCAACCCACGCGAAAAGTAGGAAAATGCAGATAAGGCAGCCGATTACGGCTGCGGGATTGTGCGCCCAGGTGAGAATGACGGTCTCTGCGCCGTCTAGACAGCGATTGAAGCGGTCAGGAACGCACTCAGGCGTCGTGGTGGACTTAGGTCCCACCTTCCCACTCCCTAAATGCGGCCCACTTGGTGAGGTAGGCCTCCAGTTTTGGGAAGCCGAGGTTTAGGTCGCGTCGAATTGACATGTTGCAGGAGGAGCAGGTGTCCCCGATGAAGACGGCAGTGGAGTCGCAAATGGAGCAGCGAGTCCCTCGCGGGCTCGGAGAGCTTGGGTAGCCCTGGTACATCAAAGGAACACCCCCTTACAGTACTGAATAGTACTGAATAGTGCAGTACTGAATCGTACTGACAGGAAAGTTTAGAGGGGCTGTCCCAAAACAGCCCCCTTCTGAAGACACCTAAAGAGAAGTATGCGGTACCGGCTTGTCCTACAGGCCCTTCGGGCCTTTACGGTTCTCCCTGTCGGGAGAAGCCTTCGGACAGCCAGGACAGTACTGAATAGTACTATATAGCCTTAGGAGTAAAAAATATACTCTCTATAGTATATAACGTTTGAAAGTGCGGTTTTGTAAACCTTGGATTTGTCCGCTAATGCGGACTTTCTTAGAAAAACGTGCGGACTAGACAACAGGCCCCCCCC